CTTTTTTGTTGTGAAAAAATTTTTTATTTTTTTTTTTGTGTGAGTGTAGAAAGGAGAAGGTTTTCTAAAAATTTTTATTATGTGTATAAAAACGAGAAATAGTCTACATCGCATCCCCCTCGCTTCGCTCGGCGGGAAGCTCCCCCCTACCCTACCCGCAAAGCTCTTTCACTACTACGTAGCAGTTATCAATAAGTTTCACTAAATCAACAACATCATGGACAAGTTTGCAGTCATCAAGAACTTAGGCAAGGGTTACAATTCCCTCGTAGACAACACTTTCGACAACATCGCAGATGCTACAGCGTACGCTAACATCATGCGACGCAAGAATGATGGATGGTTCTACTATGTCTATCAATTAAATGAGGAGCTTTAAGCTCCTCATTTGTTCTTTGTGTACCCGTTGTCTGTCACTATTACATAGTAGTGTTTAATCATTTAATCAAGTTATACAATGGACAAGTTCTTTATCACAGGCGCTGGTTGTTGTGCAATCATCCTATCTATTTTGTGCGCTTATCGGTATTTCACTTACGTGCACGCCAGTTATGTGGAGCTTATATGCTCTGTAATGTTCATCATCGTAGCAGGTATGTCATTCTTTGCTCGCAGATGGTGCAAGTAACACATTTTATGGGTCAGCTTCGGCTGGCCCTTTGAAACTCTGTTTACCCGCTTTCTGTTATTGCTATGCAATAGTATTAACATTTAAACATAGATTGATATGAAAGAGGTATTGAAGTTTCGTGTCGCTGTTGAGAAGACTGACGGCACATTTGAGATTAGTGATGTAATTGACAAGTATGAGGATGCCCAGAAATGGCGCCATGAGCGTGAAGCAGCGTTCTTGAAGGCCAATCCAACAGCAAGTTGTTGCCACAGCAATTTGTTGTTTGTTCGCGAGGTTGTTGAGGGTGCACAGTAATGTGCACCTTTTTTCAACTCTGTTAACCCGTAATCTGTTATTACTACGTAATAGTACGACGATGAGATATTTGAGAGGCGATGGCCGAACTAGTTAGACTGAAAGATTCGGATCAGCCTCGATTCGTCCGATTCGTCGTACTCATTTAACAACAATGTTTAATCAATAAATATAGGAGATTTTATTATGAAGAAGATTCAAGTAAGTACAGTACAAAAGCAGGCTAATGTTGAGGTTATTGACCTTAATTCTTATTTTATCGCCAAGGCGGTAAAAGCACAGTTAGTGGCACACAACGCAATTGACCCAATGGCAGTCACTGTAAATGAGCCAGTAATCGATGCAAAGGGTCGTGTTGAGAAGGATGAGCATGGTGATGATTTGTTCCAGGACATTACAATCATTAACCGAAATCACTTCGAACCAACAGTTGAGCAAATGCAGGCCATTCTTGATGATGTGATTCCATTCTTAGATGAACTTGTCAAAGCATTTGAAGAATGAAGTACACACTCGTAGCAGCACATGCTAGTCGAGAACAACATAGGGGTTTGATGGTGAAGGCTTATTATAAGCACGACCTGTCAAACCCTTTTGAAGTTCCGTACTCAATTGTGGTATTTAATCAGTGGCCTCCAATTGAAGTAGAGGCAGAGGTTACGGTACATAAACTCAACGGCATATATGAATACCCAAATGGTAAAAGAACAAGTGAAATACGTGTGTTCAGCATAAAGAATAAAGACAACACATACAAAATGGGATTCAGTCCGCAAGAGTTGATAGCCAAAAGATTAACAGTATTAGTGAAGGTGGGTTAGTAACCCACTTTCACATTAGTTAGAGTAACCAGCAAAGAGTGTATTTATAGGGAGTTTAACCCGCAAAGCACTGTTACTGCTACGCAGTAGAGAGAACAAAGAAGATAATTAATGTTGAAATGTGAGAATGTAAAACAATTCATTCTCTCGCATTATCCTCAAACATTATTATATTATAATCCTCTCTATTTCTTAATACATAGCATTTTATAAAACTTCACGTAGTGAAGTGGCCAATTCGTTGACGAATTTTTATTGTCAAACTTAATATATCAGAATTATGCGTTACAGTTTAAGAAACATTAGAATTAACCGTGGTGTCAACAGCCGTGGTGAGTATGAATGGTTACAAGCCGAGTTATTTAATGATGCACAGCCTTGGGCAAATCCTGCTCGTCTGCCGCAGTTCCCTTCAATGACTAAGGAGTATATTGAACTCTTCAAAGAGGACAATGATGCCAATCTTGAAGAGATTCCTGAGTACAAGACGGTAGTAGACGGCAAAACAGTCCTCCAAGTGTTCCGTCTCAAGTCATTCCCGAAGAAGGAGACAGTGGCTAAGCGACTCAAGGAGCAAGGTGCAGCCATTGATGATGACGAGGCAATGCAGATGGCAGAGAATATGCTGAAAAATGCTATCACTCACATCTCACACGTTCATTCAGTGATTCAGCCTCTTGAAGGCCTTTGGCAGCCTGTTTATCGTCGTGACACAACCATTAATGGCGTGACTTATCCTAAGGGCACACCTCGCATTGGTCAAGATGGTAAGCCAGTGCCTGCAGTTCGTTCCCTGCGAGTTATCGTGAGACAAGGTTATGACGAAGACTCAGGTCAGTGGGTAGATGTCGAGAATCCAGAAGACATCGCCAATCTGATGCTTGAGCGTCGTTACACTCGCGTCGAAGAGCAAGCAGCACAGCCCAAGATTAATGCAGGTAGTGCATCAGTCAGCGACGACAACGTCAACACTACAGGCAAAATGTCAGATGAGGAGAAAGCCCAGGCGCAGAAGCGTATTGAGGAACTCCAGAAACTGATGAACCAGTAACCAATGTGTGTGCAGGCTTAGGCCTGCCACACTTTCTTTTTGACATTAAGTTTAGCAATAATTATAGATAGAGTCAAATTTCAACAATTTCAAATACTGTCAAAGTATGAAAAAATATGTGTTAAGTCCAAACTATTCCATTCTGATGGCCATATTGAGTGGGATAACAACAGTTTGGGTTGTCTGTCTATTTATCTAGACTATGACATATCAAAAGCAAGCGGTTCGTGTAGCCAACACGGACTATGTATGTGAGGTGACTCGTTGGCCAGGTCACACATATATAAATAATATCCCTGTTTATAAGGGCTAGATATAGATTCCACACGCTATCCCCAAAAGATGTGGCCTCCTTTTGAAAACTCAATTTTAAAACAAATAAATATGTGTAGAAAAAGGTTTGACAGAAATGCGGTAGCATCCGCATGTAGTGGTCGTGTAAAAATATCACATGACCGTAGAGCTAACACCACAGGCAGAACGCCATATATGTTCTGTGGTGACCCTGTAATCATTACGGATAATAATGTATTTCGTAATGGCAATTGGATTGGGAACCTATTTATAGATGACCACGGACAAAAATATGTTCTTGGTCCATATAATAAAGGGTATATAGAAACTATTCCATCTTCATTATAGGTTAATTATTATTCTAAGAATACACTGGTTCGTGAGAATAGGTGTATTTGAAATATAAGCTGTCGCATCCTTAGATGCCTGATGAGTCTCGGAAGATTGAGACGAAACAGTTTATACAAGCCAACGAAGGACGGTAGCCAGCCCGAAGAGAGAATTGTAGCAACGTTAGTCATGTGGGTAGCTCAGCAGCATGACGTTAAACGAACACTGAGAAAGTCGCACGAGGGATAATAGGCCCGGGGTTTGAAATTGACTGAATAACCAAAAATCTATTAAGTTGTGGGTAAGATAAACTGTAACCCTCAAACAAAATCCTGTGCTTTTGACAAGCACTTACTGTCTCAGTTAACCTAAAAACAGAGGCTGTAGAGTACACGAATCGTAATCGTGGTGAATGCTCCAAATCAAAACGAACATCATTGTATCACGTAATTCGCAGCGTGGATAGTATTTGACACTTTAGTCGACAGAGTGTTGAATATAACAATGCGCCGAAAGCAGGTGGATAAATGCTATTGTGCCCTTAGGAAAGGCACAACTGTGTATTGTACTATGCACAGTTATCTTTTATCATGCGGGGGATTGAATGTTGATATATAGCAACCTTTTCCCCGCTTTCTATCGACAACTAACGAAACCACATAATCATAGATTTGTTTTAAGTTGTAGAGCCGCAGTTCGTGAGAATGTACGGCTCTTTTACATGATTATTTGGAATCGATTTATATATCCAAGGGAGAGTGAGCCTATGTTAGTCCTAGTTTGCAAATAGATTACGTACGAAATTCATAGAACTCTGTTATTCGAAAAGCAAAAAGGTTACAGCGGTAACTAGCTCTCCCTTTTCCGTTGATTATTCATCTTTAAACTAGTGTATATATGGATAATTATTTTCCGGAAAGCGAACCAATCAATGCCAACATGACTCCGTCATTAGAGCTAGTGTATCCTATCAACAGGTGTACAAATAATTGACTGGTTCAGAGGTGTGTGCAACATGGTGTTGTATGCACCTCATTCTAAAGAACGTGTGTTTTTAACAATAATATTAATTTAAATCATTATCAAAATGAGTAAGAAACTAGTAACAAAAGATGCCAAATTGGTATCAGAAGTTGAAAATGTTCTTAAAAAGAACAACATTCCATGTGTTCGAGTACAGCTCTATAAAAAAGAGCACGGAGACATGGTAAAGAGTGATGAACTCTTGTTGGCTGTTACCAATCACAATGGTGAAGCAATGCGCGAAGCTATTGAGTCTTGCAAGACAAATAGCCTTTATCACTTTGGAGTGCTTCGTAAGCACCATGAGTACACTATTCCTCGTGGAATAATGAAAGAGTTAGCAGAAGAATCTAAAAAGGCTAAGGTATGAAGTTCACAGAAAAAGAAAAGAACAACATAAAATTAGCAATAACAACCTTTTTTTATGTTTGTTTTGTTATGTTCATTATGTTCCTTGCTGCCACTCTTACTGCTTGCTCTAACCAATCGATTTCAGCCAATACAGTTGAAGGACAAGAAGCCGAAATCTTCATGTTGAGATGTAAAACAGCAAACCAAGCTGCTATTATCAAAGCATACGAAGATGTACTACACGAAGTATGGTTGGATAAACCTGCTTATGTTGAAGATGCGTTAGCAGAAGGTGATGCGTTTATTCACTTAGACGAGATTATGGGAGAAAACAATGTGTTTAGATTCCATAGTAAGCAAGATAGTATTCGGTACATGCATAACTGGTATGGAGGAGAATTATCATGGTAGATATCAAATCAAACGAAGAAAAAGATTCGCCCAAACTTCCAGATTTTGACGAGTCTAATGGTTCACCAATAATAATCATTGAACATGGTAAAAGATAGTTTAGTTACAAAGACACAAGCAAAAGCTCTAAAAGAGCTTAGGTTTAATGAGCCCACTCTATACGTAAGTGGTTGGGTGTCTGTTCCTACTATAGATGAAGCCATAGATTGGCTACGTCGTAAATACAACATCGTAATTTACAACAAGATTGAACCATTTGTAGATCCTACAGATGATACACATAAGACAATTTTGTTTAAATATGGTATTAAATTATGCGACACACATCATCTTGGTTGGAATGGTAGAACTGATCTTGGTACAACACGTCTTGCTAAGAACGTGTATTCTCTGAAGCGAGAAGCTATTGATATTGCTATTAAGTACATAAAATCTCGTATAAAATGAGCAAGTGGAAAGCAGGACAACTCGTAACTCTGAACGGTAAGGTATATCGCATTCGTAAGGTAGAAACACAGCTATCACATAGAAGATGCATGATGTGTGAATTGCATAATTTCAAATCACCATGTATAGATGCTGCAGATTATCCAACTGATAAAATAAATTTCAGTATTATCAAATGTGTAGCCAAAATGCCACAAAACTGCATCCCTAAGCGTATCTAGGAAGTGAACGCAAAGTAATTAACAATCAATGTTAAAGAATGTTGAAAGGTAAAATTCTGAATCAACAGAATCCCCCTCGTCCTAAAAAAGCGAGGGTGGATTCAAATGGCAATGATCGTAGACGATTGTTTGCCAAGAGTGGCAATGCCACATTATGCATCGCAAGTGGTTTAACTAAAAACGCATGCGAAGTGCTAGAGGCTCATATTATGGGAGGTATTGAGAACTTAGGTGGTAAATCTGAGTGCTCATTTATAATAGCTATGTGATATGATTGTACGCAGAATATTAAAATGTGGTGCTGAAGTTGGCAGATACATTGAAATTACCAAAAAGACCGAAAAAGGTTATTATGGTAAAACGTTGCGTAGTTCTGAAGAGTTCTTTGTTGCTGAAACATTAGACAATTTTAAAGAAGTTGAAGTTGTTACTATAAGTGTAGGCAAAGTAGAACTCGAAGCTCTCAAATACGCCATGAAAGTACATCACGAACTTACTCCACAATGGGAGAGAGTACTTGAAAAGAGACCAGAAATAATAAAAGTATGGAATCTACAAGGTGTTGTATATATATGGCCAGCTATGATAAAGAGACGCATCTTTGGACGCGTTCCCAACGTATATATTGAGATTAAATCAAGAGAATATGAACCAAAATAGTATGATGGCAAGAGAAAAGATTCCACCAGGCTTCTGGATTGGAGTTGTAGTCTTACTGACTATCTTGTTAGTAAGGAACTGCATGGGAGGTGTTAGCCCATGAAACATCGAAAACCAGGTCAAATAGCCAAAATTGACGGGAAAATATTAAGATGTGCAAAACGTGAATTTGGATGCGAAGGATGTGTACTCAACGACATGTTATTATGTCCTTGTGTTCTTTCAAATCATCCAGATCCGCCTAATTGTATAGACGATGGCATAATATTTATTAATGTATGATGATTTGCTATATCGTTAGAAGCTGTGGTTCGTGAGAATAGCAGCTTCATTATATTAATGCATAGAAATCAGCTAAAGCGGAAACCTCAAGCCCGCAAGTAACTCTAGCGTGTTCGGCGCAGTATGAGTTACGAATGATGAGAGGGTGCAATTGCAACGATTGTGGAGACACTGGATTTGCTCAGATAGTCAGTGTTAAAAGAGGAATCTGAGAATGGACGCGTACTCAACTCTGCAATCAACCTAGTACCAAGGTTAATCGGTATTCGGACATATGTATACCTGTCCAACTAAGCAGAAACTTAGCACAAAATGTGCGGATCTGAAACGAAGCTTAGACTCAGTGGGTCAAACTGAGTACCCCACAGTACGTAGTTCCGGGCAAAGCCGGGAGAAAGCTAGGCGTAGGTGCGAAACTAACTGTGGGAACACATAAGTTGTGATATTCATAAGTGTAATATTTTAATTTTACCAATGTTACCTATTTTGTACTATCAAATTGGCTTTTTTGAATCTATTTCAAATCTTGAAAGCAAAATAATGCTACATTGTGAAATATAGTATTATTGAAACAACACTCTGTTGCGAAACCCAGTGTTGATTTTTATCACAACTACACCATTGGTTTGGTGACTGTACCGGAAGATTGAGATCGAAATCAGGGAAAAATTAGGCACGAACCCCAGGCAAATCTCATGAGAACAGTCACACCCCATAATGTCCGAGGTTAAGGGGCACGTTTTCGCACGTGCGAGGTTGGAAGATGTAAAGCTTGCAAACATCTGGTAGGACATTTTTAACTCGAATCTTTTTGGGTTTATTATCATATTTTATTTTATTAACTTCTTAAACATTTATCAAAAATGAAAGAATTTTGGAAAATCGCATTCATTGCAATTATTACAATTGCATTGAGCGTGTTGGCTACACTAGCCATCATTAAGTGGGAGGGGTATCATTTCTTACCCCAAAACTATGATTCGTCTGTACAAGTAACTCAGGCGGATATTAATAACCCTGTTATCATGTCTATTGCTGACGCTCTTGAACTTCAGCAAAAAATGAATGCAGAACAGGAAATTGACTCATTGTTCCTAGCCATGGGAAAAACCGACATGCGTAATGTTATTGGTGTACTACAAAACAAAGGTGCCACAAATATTATGAAAGTCGACATTGTAAATGAGTTCAAAGCTGGTAGGGAGGTATATGAGAATTTACCGTCCCCTGATTCGAAATCAGACAAAGCACAAGATCCTACCAAAATAGCTGAAATGACGCTAGAAAATGTTGGGACGACTACGGTGACGGAGGCGCCGCCAACCAGGGTAGAGGAGAAACAGCCTGCTAAAGACACTATTATCAACGGTAAGAAATACAAACAAGTTGAGTAGTTATGAAGTGCGCTGTATTGATCGTGTATGACGGAACAACTCCGCCATTACAAGCACAACGTGACGCAGCACAGGCTATTGCCCAGTATGGATGTATTGCAGATTTAGAAAAAATCGATGTTTATGTATTAAACCAGATGGAAATCTTATCTGCAATACTCGGAAAAGCAATTCCTGTAGACAAAGTACAATCCTTCGAGAAACCAGAAGAATGGGCTGCAAAGATAGTAATTAACGACTTTGAGGAAGCATTAATCGCAAAAGATTATGATTCTTTCACTGCCGCACTATCAGTGAGATTGTCAATGGAACTCATAAGAAGACCAGAGACAAACTTTATTAAAGCTATCCGTATATTAACCAAAGAGCATGCTGAGGAAAACTTAGAAGCGTCAAAGAGAGAAATTCTTGACGAACGTATTTTTCAGATTATGCGTAGGTCATTCTATTTGGTATGTCAAGGACGACACATTGTGTTCCAGTAAATCGTGTGAAAGCACGTCATACCAACGCAATTCCTTACAAAAGAGAGCGTTGGGATGCAAAAAGAGAATTAGCAAATGCGCAGTATGAAGTGCGCAAGTAATTAACAATTAAAATCATAAATCAATTATGGCAAAAGACAACAAGAAGACCATCTCTTTGATGGATGTGAACGAGGAGAATTTCAGTGAGTCACTGAAGAGTGTTAACACCTTTGGCGAGGATATCGTCAAAGCTGCCGCTGAGAAGGAAGAAGAGGCTAACAAGGAGCGCAAAATCCGTGAGTACAATAGTATCAAGGATAAGGCTGTATACCTGAACCTCTCACTCGTAGCTCGTTCAAAGTATAGCAAGAAGTGTAACGACATCATGACCGAGGCCCGCAACCAGTCCAAGGCTCTGCTCGAGCGTGTCACCAAGGGTGAGCTCAGCGCTAATGAGTATGATGAGGAGCTGAAGAAGGTGATCGACGACCAGGTGAAGGAGGTCGAGAAGGTTGGCAAGACCCTGCGTAAGGATCTTGAGGAGCTGCGCAATGCATATCCTAACCACTGGTGCTATTCTTGGGATAACCCGTTCCAGCGCTTGAATCGCGCGATCGAGACAAACAAGTAAAAATCCTGCAATAGGCGAGAGCCTTGAGCCAGTACCTATACATGGGAGATATGTGAAGACTCCAGAATATGGCATTGGGCCAGTGTGCAGTCACTCCCCGATATAGATCTGAATTGACAGGTCCACCGAGAGCCGGAATATGGAGAGAGAAACTGTTAAGGAAAGTATAGATAAGAAATATATCAATGTCAATAGCCTTGAGCACGCGACAGGATACATATATTATTAGCTATATGGAACTTAATAAGCCTCTCTTATGTTATGGGAGCCAGTGTGGCAGGTAAGCAGTGAGCCAACGCTGTTAAAACTATTGGACCATTAGATCAAATCACTATCGTATTGAGCCTTGAGCCTGTGCAACTAAAAGGATTTCTCGGGTGTGAGATATAGACACTGTACGATATATCAAGAATGTGAACTATATACTATGTGTGAGCCTTGAGCCGGAGCATGGTCAATGTAGGAAAATTTAAGGTGAGGTTATAAGTGATTTGAGGCGTCGTATACCCTTGAGTGGACCAGCTATCCATGAGAGGTTAGAAAACGCGTCAGAAAGCCTGTAAATAGCCTTAAATCGAACGTTTCGGCTGATCCCCGATATGTTCAGCAAAGAAATCTTAGCGGTCTGAGGTAAGTTGTTCGGACGAGGGTTCGAATCCCTCCGGCTCCACCCCAATCTCTTGATGACAACACGGAAAGACGTGTATATCCCTCTCCGGAGGGAAACTGGGGTCGATAGGATTTAGACGGGCAATGGAAGTAAAGGCATTAACGCTTTGATATAACAATAACTGGCAATTATAATATTGCAGACTACACGGGCCTCAAGGAGGCAGCGTGAAGTCGGTGGGACAGACTACCAAAGTGTCTGTTTTAGAGTGAGAATCGAGAAGGGATAAGGGGTTCGAATCCCCATCTCACTCCAATAGTGGTAGAGGCTTACTGGGGCTCGCCTGACACCACGAGAAAAACAAACGCCCCATATGGACTTATAGCTCAGTTGGTTAGAGCAGCAGACTCATAATCTGAAGGTCCCAGGTTCAAGCCCTGGTTGGTCCACAAATGTCCTTCAATTGGATCATGGTGTAATGGTAACACTACAGGTTTTGGTTCTGTCATTCGAGGTTCGAATCCTCGTGGTCCAACAATATGTTAAACAATACAGGATATCGACAGATGCTTAGGGATAGAGTCCCTAAATTTGTCAGCTTTGCACTCAAATGGTGTAAAGCCAAGGAAGCATGGCTTGACCATGTTTATAAGAACTTTATCTGGGTTTATGCTAGTAAGAAAGAACGGCTTGCGGAGACGAGACGCGTTCTTGGTATAACTGATCCTAGAATGAAGAACTTCGTATTTGCGGATACTATCGATTGGGAAAATCTTGATCGAGATGAGACTGCTTATTGGAAAAATGTAGCATCTTGGGTATCCTGGTTCCAAAAGACCGTCCCCGTTATCGAGGACGAGTACAAAATCTCTAAACAAGGAGGAGCAGACATCGTTGATTTAAAGCGTACTATTATGCTTAATTGGCTGTCTAAGTATTTTCCTACAAAGGAAGATAACGCTGAAGTTCGTAAGAAAAAGAACAAGTTTATAAATAACTTGGTCGATTATCTTATCGATTGTTTTGAAAACCGTATTAAATAAAATATGAGCGTATTTTCCAATTATTTGAGCCCGTATGTTGAAGCGGGTATTTTGCAAGACGTGGACCAAACAAAGCCTAGTAATGTGTACGCTCAGCTGAGTATCGCATACAATCAAGGCTCAGTTGGTGTTCAAAACACTACAAGACTGTTTGTTCCGCACTACGATGAACAGGATTTAGATGAATTTGATGAGAAGCTTTTGTATACTATCTGGTCAAATGAGCATCTACAAGGATTGATAAAATGGTTTAATTCTAAGATTATTCCAGAATTTACTGAAATTTCTTATCAGACTATAAATGTCAGAGTAAGGATATTTATCAGTAAATTAAACAAACTTGTAAATGACGGACTAGTGGATAAAGAGACTGCAATTCGATTACATTTGAATCTTGTTGACACAATTAAGGAAGAGCATGTAGCCCTCATAAATGAGGACTTGCCCTTCTAGGGCTGTCCCACCCATCCCAGGTATTTATACGCTGCATATGGGTACATAAAAGAGGTGGTCTTTGATGACAACAGCCCACTAAGCGTTTTCGGTTTACGCCAACAGGAGTGACACCTTAATAAAACCGACTAAATTGTGTTTGATATGAAAGCTAATACTCCACGCATAACTGAAGAGGAGATAGCTCTTATCAAAAGTGCTCAAGCAGGTAATATATCTGCTTATAATAAACTTTACCATCTATATAGTGGATTTACTACAAATCTATTGTATCAGTTCATCAAAGATTATGATGAGGCTAGAGATATAAATAATCTAGTATGGCTAAAAGTTTATAATAAACTCTCGAAGTTCACAGACTATTCGTCATTCGGCGGATGGCTGAGAATATTAACTAATCGCACAGCTATTGATTATCTACGTAAGCTAAAACCTTCAATTTATATTCCTGATGACTTGAGTTGTAATCAAGATCAGAATATGACTAGTGAGGAATCACAGACTGATTTAACTTCTTATAATCAAGTATTGGAGGTTATTAGACAATTCCCAGAAGACATTCGTAGGATCTTTGAATTGCATTATATAGAGCATCTTAGCGTAAGTGAGATTAGTGAAGTTACCAAGATTCCTACCGGTACGATTAAATCGCATCTTAGTAGGAAGCGTAAATTAATTAAAAAACTCTTAAAATTATGATGACTTTATTAGCTTTTGTCTCCGTTATTGCTGCCATCACTGCAATTGCTCGTTACAATGAAAGTGAGAAGCTATTCTGGAGCCTGCTCGTATCTTTTGTAGGTGCGTATGCAGCAGTCAACGTAGCAGTTAATCTGCTCAACGATGACAAGAAGAGTGATAAGGTTGTTATGATTGAAAAGTCCCCCATGCAGGTGCAGGAGAGTGTACCACTCCTTACTGGAGTTTTGGCAGATATATCTCTTTCTGCAACCATGCGGGAGAAATCCCCAAAGCCTGCAGGTAAGGATATGCTTTTCAATCAGGACAATATTATCACAAGTGAAGTCCATCGCAAGGCGCGTGGACAACCACAATGGTATATGTACTTTAGTGATAGTTGACTAATGTCAAATCACCCAAAGACTATACCCAAAAAGATTGACTTAGAACGAGCCTAGTCAGCTCATAGTAATTAACAATTTAGACATTTATCAAAAATGGCAAAAGATAAGAAAAAGAATCCTACGGTTGAAGCTCCTGTAGTGGAGAAGCCGGAGGAAAAAGCTCCTGAGACGAAAGTTGAGGAGACTAAGGTTATTAACGTAGCCACAAATAAGAAGGGCCTGTCGCAGAGCGATAAAGTTACTTACCTGAAAGAGCTCCGTCATCGTAGCGATGAGCTCAAGCAGGAAGATAATCCTCCTATGGAGATGATTAAGGGTTATGATATGATTCGTGACGCTGTCATCATAGACATTGCTGTAGGAGAGATTGCGTGCGGTGAGAGTGCAACTGGTCATATCCTGATTGCTAATGAGAATAACTATAAAGCTTTGCAGCTTGCAGCTATAACTCGTGGCGTCAAGATTCCCGAGTTTAAGGCTCTTCCTCGTCCTACAAAGTCTCAGCTTGAGGCTGTAGGTATCGCTGAAATTGGCGAGATTCGTGCACTGCCTATGAAGGACATTAAGCCTTCTAAGGAAGCTGTCGAGAAGAAGAAGGAAGAGAACAAGCTCAATGCCGAGGCAGAATCTGGTAAGAAAGAGTATCTGAACGATCACACTAAAATTGAGACTGACGATCAGCTGAAGGAGGCCCTTGGGTTTCAACTCGCTAACAATAAAATCGCTAGTCCGCTTGATCGTATTATCACAGCAGCTCAGTTCTACCGTGCCTATCGTGAGGCTCTCGCCGAAAAGTCAGACAATCCGCAGGTTGAACTTGCTAAGATCCATGAGCTCACTCTCTCTGATCTCCTTCAGGAGATTAGCACTATGGTGCCCCCCAGCTTCACCGCTGAAGGATTCGGCCGCCTATTATGTAAGCGCATTGCCGATACTAAGAGCGTGGTACCAGCCTTTGAGATGCTCAAGCGTTGTGGCAAGAAGCGTAACGACAAGGAGTTCAAGTTCTCTGATGAGGAGATTGCAGCTCTGGTTCGCGTTCTCGTGGTTTGGAAGGCTTCTGCTGAAATAGCTAATCATGGTGCAACAATCAAGCGTCTGTCTAAGGATGCTAAGAAGAATGCTGACGCCATAGATAAGGCTAACAACGATATCAAGGCAGAGCAAGAGTTGATGAACTATGTTACCAATCCTTCTTATGATCTCGCGGATAATTTCATTGCTGCTTATAACAATAAGGAGAATGAGATGCACAACTCTGCAACTGAGATCTATAAGAGTATTGTTGAGACCTATTATAAGGACGTTAACGTTCCTGAGCTCGAATTCGAGACTATGTTGTTGAACGTTCAGCAGCATGTAGGTATCGACCTGAATCTCTTCAATGAGGAGATGCTGAAACGTAGTGAGTATGACTCTAAGAATCTCATTGAGATTACTTCTGAGACTGACGAAGAACCTGAAGGTGAGTCAAAAAACGCATAACGGCTGCTAAGGAAACTGTTAGAAACTTAGTACGCCGAGTTTGCGGATATATTTTCGCATAATCTAACAATCAATGTTATGAAGCGTTTTACTACCTTTATGTGCTGTATTGCATTAATGATCGCAGGTGCTGGTCTTGCTATCAGTAATCTAAAGTCATTGCCACAAAATACAATTGCAGCGGCTACGCCCTATTACAGACCAACTTTGCCTGTAGTAGGTAATATATTACCTCCCGCATACCGGTGTGAACTGGGCGAGAAGGACTCTCATGCACGAGCAACTTCCTCCAAAGACTCTGTCAACATTATAGACAGTGTACGTTGGGTTACAAAGACAAAATGGAAGACTCGTTATCGTGATGTTGATCGTATCGCAACTCACGATACAGGAACTGACACAACGGCTACCACTCCAGATAGTTTGTTGCTAAGTCCTGAGTGTACTGATATGTTGGGTCGTGAGGAGTATCCCAAGGATGGTGTTGAGTCTTCTAAAGGCTCATCTATACAATTAACTGTCGACGGTGAAGTTGTATATTCCAAAAACGACAATCACTCCGCGGAGGGATGCCAGTGAGGAATCACTGGCTTCCCAGCCTTGTGGCAATCCGGTCAGCGCATGTAAACAGTCTCATTAGCTGGCGCGAAATAGTACAACTTGATCCGAGAATATGTTAGCCTGCTCAACAGGTGAGAAACCCAAAAGGTAGGATGAAATGCTATGATGTTGTACGTACTATACAACTGAAAAGTTCATAGTAAGTGGGGAGAGCGTATGTATCAGACCCCAACACATATATAAACCAGACAGGTTCTTTATGCCTGATCCAGACTTATGAAGTGTGGGATATATGTAAGGAAGACGCACAGAGTAAACCGAAAAAGAAATGCTACTGCTTGTTCATGCAATTCTTAAGTAGCTCTAAACTGAACCGTATCGATAAATCTACTATAAGCGATACATAATAGTAGAATCACGTTACACGAGTTGAACATACAGACAAGATGCCAAACCCTGTATGATGTATCGATTCACTATAGCTGTAGTCCAGTGTCACAGGTCTCCAAAACCTGCATTGAGGGACGAGTCTGAGTATATTAGCCTAGCAGAAGGCTTGACTGTCTGCGCTGTACCGTAACTACGGTCCTTGAAGAAATCCTTTCAGTTTCGATTACTGAATGACCACCTTTGAGGCTACGGTCCCACTGGGTCACTAGGGATGGGGTGCTGAGGAAAATATGATGAAGACAACCGATGAGCTTTTGGTCGTTTATTCGGTATATAAAAGAGAAAATGACCGCTAGGTAGATGGCGCTACCTATGGCGAAGTAGGGCATAGATGCTTGAAGGCCACGCGAGTGAAGTCCGCGAGTAAGACTATTCTAAAGTTACAAAAGACTATGGTAAGCGATAGTTAAGTAGTATAGATTGGAGATGTACCAGAGGAAATGCTGGAGTCGAAGGATGACAACCTGACAGTCAAATCCAAATTCTTTCTTATAGTGAGATGGGTCGATTCGAAGCCTGTACAGCCAGTACAGAGAGAGATCGCTCACATTTTAATAAGGATAGTATATGCAATAAAATAGCACTGTTATACTATATCAGCGAGAGTAGTAAACTCGTGTGCGGTATAACTTGACTATGCACGGAAAATATACGAAAGTAGTTGAAATGTAATTAATATGTTTAACAAAAAATTAGTGTCCCTCTATGAAATCTATTACGTTATGTTCAACGCCTTAGAAAAGTGTCCTTCTGTTGTATTGAAGAAACATGACCATTTTAGACGTATGATAGAGAACTGAGTGCCAACCGTTCCTGAGAAGCAAATTTAGGACAAGATAGAAGGCCAGAAGCTTAGATCAGCAAGTCTAAGTGGTGCGTCCTGTCTATGAAGTCGATATACACGACAAACGGAGAAATCCAGATATAAGGCAGCATACTGTAAAGCGAAACCACTCCCTTGTCTCGGGTTGGGTAAAGCGACCCACATGAACCCTATGTAGTGTAGGTAGTACTGTGGGAAACCGGCGAAGCAGCGCTTTATGTGGGTGACAAATCTAGGTGTATGAGGTGAAATTCCTCCAGTATTCGCGCACTATAAACAGAAGACAGCAGCAAAGCTGAATGTACAACAAAAAGCCGTTGGTCCACGATAGAGTTTTGGAGCTCTTAGACCGATTCGATAATAAACAGGTTAGATTTAGCCTGAGAGGCCATAAGCTGATAAATTAAACGGCCAGATAATATTGATTGTTCTGACTGGCAAAACAAATAGAACTGGGGCAGCTGTGCCTAACTTGGTATCGCAAGACCGAGATACAACAGCAACGTAGTTGTCTTTTTATTTGGAAAATACGGAGATATACTACACTTTATTGATTTATATTTCTTGGATCCATGAGCACTAGGCCGTGACCGTCGCAAGACGTAGCTACTCTGCCAACGAGCCCAAGTTATATTGTACAAAACTCAATATTGTGTTTCGTGTTTGGTGCTTGATTGCACAATGTGGCAATTAGCGCTTTTTGAACCTTTATTATAAATGGGTATATATGTCCTACCGTTGGACTCCCGTTGTATTGATTGAGCTTCACAACAGTTTACTCGGAGAGGAATATAAAGATACAACTATATAATGAAGAAAACGCGCTTCCCATAAGCATAGCACAACCAGAAAAGAAACAAGATAGAAACACTATAAAACTTCCGATAATGCGGCACCTTTTCAAACAGGGATGCTAGCGTATCAAACTTTTTATGGCAACGTCCGAGCCGAGAGGACATATGTGTAACCTTATGTCGTTGGTCAATCACTGACGATATCAAAAAGGACATAAGAATGGCAGAAATTAATGTAAACAGTGCCGTAGATATGGGCACCGTGGCTCAGCATATGAGTCAAATTTCAAAACTTGGCGGCCTTTTGGGCGCTAAGTATTTTATGCTGGAAGGCAAAGACACGTGGACAGACTTTGATAAGAAGCAGCGTGAGCTCCAGCTCAACCCCAAATCACCGGAACTTATTCTCAATAAGTCTCCGCGTAAGTATGAGATTCGTGATTTTGATGTAATCGCACAGTCCATTAAGACTAATCCCCTTACTGGCGTTACGTCTGTCGTATTTAACCCTGGTACCTCAACAGAGGCTGAAGCTTCGATTGTAGCTGGCAATGCTTTCGCTCCTATATCTGACGATGCTCTCGCAGCAGCGCTCACTCCTGGTGCAGCTAAGCATATCTTCGCTAACGGTCGTTCGCTGTTGAACAAGGTCAACATTGCTAACCAGCAGAATGTTGATATGATCACAGCCCTGATCAAGATCTTGCAGGCTCAGAAGGATTCTATCATCTCTACGATGAAGGCCAATGAGAAGAAGGTCAATGACTATGAGGAGAACTTGCTGAAGAGCAAGAAGGAGCTCGAGAATGCCGATAACGGCTCAGTTGAGGTTATTATAGGTCAGTCTTAATCATGGCACAGTTTGACGATAAGCAAAAAGAGCGTATCGTCCACTTGATTGAGACCTTGCTTGTAGAACCAAAAATACGAGAGAGTGTAACACGCGACTTTGTTCCTCATAAGAAGGAATATAAGCACGTTCTCATAGTAATAGAACGTTCCAAGATATACTTCGCAAAATACAGTTGGGGAGGTTTTGGAACATTCATGAATAATCTAATCAAGTGCTATGAGGAAGTTAGTTTCTCTGACTTCTTCATTAAGACGTGGGACGCACTTGTTGACATGACAGTCGGAATGCCTGCGCACAAGGCTGTTCTTGAGGGGCTTTCGCGGGAGACCTTACTCAAGGGCATCCACAATAAGGAATATGACTGGATTGTAGATCGATTTTTCGACGTATGTCGACACTTAACGAACGATGGATATTGGAAGACCATAGGGACGAAAACTAATCTTGATGATCAAGAGAAGGATTCCCACCATGTTAAAGGTTGTCCTTTCTCCAACGGCGTAGAAATACAGGTAGGCACCCCAAAGGCGCCTCCTACAATTTGGCGAGTCGTAGACTCACTTGGACAAACATTCGAAGTGCTTAGTGCTCGATGGGTTGGTGGCGTAGAATAATTAGTGGCTCTGCGGGGTACACATTATGGTTATTCTTACATTAACTATCATGTACTAAATATTAGAATGTAGTTCAACGAACTATATTGATGTGAGAATATGTATACAACTTCTGAGGGAGATTGATTAATATACATATTTTCACATCATCTTTAGGTTTGTGGGGGTTTGTTCCGCCACAGATTACAAGGTAAATGATGCTCGAATTCAACTAATTAACATGTTTAACAAATTAAATCAATTTGCCTATGACAAAATCAATTAAGTTGAATGCAGCTAACACTCTTAGTATCAAGAAGAAGATTGACAATGATATTACTAAATTTAGTCATATCATCCGTGATGAGAATGTGATGTCAAAGAAGGCTAAGGCAGCAGGTCAGGGTTCTGGTCTCGACCTTAAGTCTCTGTATAATACTATTCAGCAGCTTCGTGCTAAACGAATTATGTTGAAGGGTATGATTCAGTATCTCAATATGGGTACTACAACATTCAATTACGAGGATTTTAAGAAAACCAATTATTTTGCTATTTTCTCTGCCTGTGAGGCTAAGGAGGACATCACTCTGTTGAAGATGATTAAGACTCTGAACCCGCAGCTTAAGGCTCAGAAGGGTAAGAAGAACATCGGTTCTACTGAGACTTTCTCTAAGGAGAAGATTGCACAGCTGATACATGATCAGCAGCTTGAGGCTAATAAGTTTGATGCTATGTTGGAGAAGTTTAATACTTCTGCTACTATCGAGATTTCAGAGGAGAATTCTGATGATTTCAAGGAGTATCTTACTACATAATATAATTGGTTAGATTAGATGAACGACGTGTAAAGAAACGTTAGGCAATATGAGGTTCGAATCCTCAACTAATCGCAAGTTTATCCCGCAAAGTAAACTTTAGTATTAACAATTTAAATCATTATCAAAATGAGTAGAAAGAATTTTACAGTGGCAACGACCGAAGATGGTAAGACCACATTGACAAAGATAGATAAGACTCCCACAGGTAAAGTAAAGACAATGAAGAATAAGGAAGAGCTTCAGAAAGCCCGTGAGGAACAGTATAAAAACTTCCGCATTAACGCTTTGAAGCGCCGTGCTAAGCGCATGGGATTGACTGATGAGCAAATAGCAGTTAAGGTTAAGGAGTTGGAGAAGCAAATGGCTTCTACTAATGATTATGATATACTTATCATGTATAACCCCAACGACTTCAACCTGGTAAAGCAAGCCCTATTGAATGACAACATAGCATGGAAGATGCTTGTATCGTCATATGGATTCATTGAGGGTGATGATGAACTGCTAGCAGACCTGCGAAAACTACTTCCGCCGTCTGCAAAAATCTATCCGCATGTGAAGCGCAAGCCGCCAATCTTGCCCTCACAGCAGCCTTCTGGACGTAGTAAGAAGACTCGTACGAAGGCTGAGAAGAAGAATCTCGCAGCAGCAGCTAAGAAAGCGCGCAAGGCTGCAAAGAGCCTAAAGACTAAAGAAGCGCGACGACAGCAGGTTATTGCTAAGCATAAAGAGGAGAAAAATAAGACTTCTCGTAAGGCAGCAAAGGCTAAAATGCTGTTCGATAAACGCTGTCAGAAGGCTCAAAAAGCTAAGGGTGGTACGACTATACAGACGAAGGCTAAAAAGCCGTCAGTGAGCCCGAAAAAGGCCTCTACGAGCCTAAAACAGGCCGCTTAACCTATGTGTAACTTAACTATTATGTAATTATGGGACACAATAGAGTACGAGCAAAAGTGCGTCAAAGAAAAGTAGCCGCACTTGCAGCCTATAGCCGTCAGTTTACCGTTAGAAACACGAAGAAAGGTATATCTGAAAAGATAGATCATAAGCGTGTTGGAGGTGATATTCCTAAGGATATGATTATAACAAATCCTCTAACTGGTAATAAGTTTGTAATGGTTAATCCTCATACCATAACTGGCAATTATGGAGTAACTATAACAAGTCACGACTGGATTCCTATAGAGGAATATAAGTCTGAACATGGCTTATTATGGGAGCACAAAAAGTATCCACAGTCTAAGAATCTTCGAAAGAAGGTATCTCACTGGTATACTACAAAAGATGGTGTGAAACATTATGTATCACATAAGTCTGAGTATCCAGACTATACTCCTCATAAGATAAATCGGGTAGAGTATAATGAGAAACTTGTTGAGCATAAACTCAAGAAGTGGGAACGTAAGAACCCAGCTCCAGCCGATATGTTCACTGAGGATGTAGAGAAGTGGAAACAACTGCGAGAAACAATGAAAGAACGATTTAGAGACTTCGTCGTCTCTATCTACGACCCTCTACCCTTGACTGGACGATTTGTCGTAGCCAAGGAAGGCTCTGCAAAATATACTGAAGAGAAAGTTGCAGAGATTAAGGATATCAATGGTGATGGACACCGCGTAAATGAAGTCACCAAAGATTCCAAATTAATTAAGAAAGCTCAGAAGATTACCAATGAGACAAAAGCAAAGCGCAAGAATCTCATTGCAACTAATCTGAAAGACCATAAGCGACAGAAAGGTAGGATAATCTTACCTGAAGCCGCATAAATACACATTACACACACTCTTCGCAACGGTAGTTGTGTAATGTGGGGTGTGCTACCAGAGTCCATACACGGACGTTAGGATGGTTCTTCGTCAGCGAAACGGAGAGTGGTTCGATTCCACCGCACATACTAACTAAATAGTAGAAGCATGATAATTAAGAACCTATGTGTCCATACTTATGACATAGAGGTATTTCCAAACTGCTTCCACTGTTGTTGCAAGAATACTGAGACTAATCAAGTCATTAAATTCGAGATAAGCGAGAGAAGGAATCAGCTGGCAGAGCTAGTTGATTTCTTCTTTTATAGTCTTGACAACAAAATGTTTTGTGGGTATAATAACCATCATTATGATGATGTTATTATCAACTATATGATTGATTTGTTTTACAAACTCAACCAATTACCATATTGGAAGATATGTAGATCGCTGTATAACCTTTCAACAACTATAGTAAATTCAGAAGATGGAAACATCGAAAAGTTTAAAAAGTGGAAGTATGCGAAGTACTTCTATTCAATGGATTTACTAACGATGCAATTCAGTCGTAAATTGCGCGTAGGTCTTAAAACCATGCAATGCACTATGCACTATAGAAACGTGCAAGAATACGATGGTGACTTTAATGCACCTATCCCAGTCAGTAAGATTGACGATATGATTGCATATAATGTCAATGATGTTGACTCAACTACAGAACTTCTTAATAGATTAGCAGATCAAGTCGAGCTTAGACTTTTTATTGAGAAAGAGCACGGCATAGACTGTTTATCTATGGATTCTGTTAAGATGGCAGAGACTTTTCTACTCGAAAAATACTCCGAGAAGTCAGGTATTCCTAAAAATGTTATAAAGGAAATGAGATCTCCGATGGATTATATTCCATTGAAAGATATTATACTGCCATTTATAAAATACAAAAACCCAAAGTTACAGAGCATCTTAGAGGAAATGAAGGAACAGGTAGTTTACTCTAAGGAGCGAAAAGGCTACGAGAAGAAGTTTGTTCTCTCGAATGTGGTATATTCTATAGGAGTTGGAGGTATCCATACTATTCATACTCCTAAAATATTCCTCCCAAAAGATGATGAGGTGATTGGGCACGCTGATGTGGCGTCAATGTACCCGTCCTTGCTCATTGAATATCAATGGGGTCCTCGTCATTTGGGAAAATTATTTTGCGAATTGTTTGCCCAATTGAAAGTCGAAAGACTAGAAGCAAAACATACAGGTCAGAAAGTTAAGAACATGTTCCTTAAGATTGTGCTTAATTCACCTACAGGCAAAATGCAACAAGAGGTTAGTTGGATGTACGATCCATTTAATGTGTTTAAAATACGCATTAATGGCCAATTGATACTTCTTTTGCTCGTAGACAGGCTTTTAGCACTTGGATGTGAAATTATTCAGTGCAATACAGATGGAGTCGTCTACAAGGCTAAAAAGGGCCTTAAACAGGCTATTTCAGATGCTATTAAGGAGGTGGAAGACCTTACTAGACTGGAATTTGAATCTGACGAGTATGAAGCATTCTATCAGTACGCTATTAATGACTACTTTGGTGTCTTAAAAGATGGTGAGATAGAAGAAAAAGGTATGTTTATTACTAAACACAAGTTAGGCAAAGGACTTGCTCCGGTAGTAATACCGAAGGCTGTAATAAACTACTTCGTGAAAGGAGAACCAATTGAAGAATTTATTAAATCTGATGGAGACATCAGGGACTTCCTTATGAGCCAACAGGTTGATAAGAAGTTTGAAGTGTGGCACGCGGAAAATCAAGTGCAACGCATTAATAGATTCTACGCATCTACTGATGGAGCATATTTATTTAAATATGACCCAAATAGTGGACGTGATAAAGAAAATATGCTAACTAAATCAGGAGTAACAATCTTGAATCAGTTATACGATACTACTGTAGAAGGTCGAAAGATTAACTACAGGTACTATATCAGCGAAGCCAAGAAGATTATTTCTGACTTTACTGAACAACAACTAGAACTATTTTAATATGATTATTGAAGTAGATACTAAAATCCTGGACGCGTTTCCAGGTCTCAATTCAAATCAGTTAATATTCCTAAGTATGATATTGGGTAAGAATCAACCAAAATATCAAGACGTCCGCAAAATTGTCAGCCTTATAAGCGACGAAGACATATCATACTTAGTTTCTCAAGAACTAGTAACTGCGATAGAGAGCAGTGAGTCAATTACATATCAGCCAACGGATAAACTTATATCCTCGGTTAAACCAGAGAAAGATTATTTCGATGTGTTTTATGATATGTACCCAGTGTATGTTATGCGAGCAGATGGGAGTAAATCTTATCTACGAGCTAATGTTAACAAGTGCCGTCATTTCTTCAACAGTAAATGTGGGAGAAGTTCTGCAATGGCGGAGCATTTAATTAAATGTCTAGATTATGAAGTTTCAAAGCGTATGCGAGAGGGTTCTCTAGGCTATATGATGACAATGTGGAACTGGTTAACACGTTCACAGTGGGAAGCGATTGAGGAAGAAATGCAGGATACAACTAAACAAGCTGTAAACTCTTATGGAACAGAACTTATCTAATCTTGTAAGACCTATGCGAGTTGTAGCCCAAGAGGCTATAAACTATGTAGAAGGTCGAAAGAATCACGATGTGGTATCTTTACAGACTAGGTGGAAGAAGTTCAATAAGCAATGTATGGGTGGTATTGAACCTAATACTATTTATACATTTGGAGGCATTTCTGGAACAGGAAAGAGTTCACTTGTGAACACAATCCAAACTGATTTGATAGAGCTAAATCCTTCTAGGGATATAATAATTCTGAACTTCTCATTAGAGATGGTAGCATTTAGGCAAGTTGGAAGGACGCTTTCTAATAAGCTCAGGAAAACGACTTCGACTTTGTATAGCTCGGAAACGAGCCTTGATGACAGCACTTTTGCTCAGGTCATTAAAGTATGTAACCAGCTAAAGGAGTATCCTATCTATTTTGTAGATAGTCCTACTACTCCCATGCAAGTTCAAGAGATTGTATTTAATTTCTATAATACGTATGTAAAAGGTACAGGAAAGCATTTCGTCATACTATATGACCATGCTCTCTTAACCAAACCGATCGGGACCGTACTGGAAACGATTGCAGAGTTACAACGTGTTTTCATTCAGGTCAAGAAATTGCCTATGACATCTGTTATACAGATTGCTCAGATGAATCGAAATATAGAAGCTCCTGAAAGGATTAATAATCCGCTGTCGCATTATCCTATGCGTAGCGATTTTTCATCGTCTGATGCAATTTTCCAAGGCAGTGATTATGTCATGGCTCTACATCGACCAGAGATTTTGAACATCTTAGAATATGGTCCAAATCATTTACCTACTCAAAACAAGGTATACGTGCACATCCTAAAGAATAGAGATGCTGGTAAGCCTTGCATACTCGAATTCGAGAACGACCTAATGTTCAACAACCTCATTGAATGTTAATGCATCAGACTAGTATTAACGTTTTAAAAGAAAGGCTGAATTATGACAAAGTATACTTTTTCTCTTAAGGATAATAACAAGATTAACAATACCTTTTGTGGCAATACCAGTACAAACTATTCTAAGATTCTTGATGATCTTATCAATGCTGATATAAAGGAGAAGAACCCGTGGTTGTTTACTAATAGTACTCCTAAGACGGAGACCATTAAGATTAAGATTAATGGTAAGACTACAAATACGTTCGATATGAGCGATATTTATAAGTTCTTCAATGGTTATAAGTTTACTAACAACTGCCCCTTTATTAAGGATAAGATTTATTATCTCGCAGATGGTACTCCTTTCTACCTGACTGATGATTATATCACGATTGGTTTTAATACGTATTACTTCTACGAGTTCGGTAACCCCATTTTTATTAATGGCATGACCGATAGTTTCAAGAAGACTATTGCTACGATTTATATTGATGGTCTGAAGATTACAATTAAGAAATAATTTAGTATAATTATGAGCTTAGTACTACCAACACAACCAGTTCCTGCGACTTCGGTTAATCCTCAGTATCTCATACTGTATGGACTGCCGAAATCAGGAAAGACCAGCTGTGTTGCTCAGATACCTAACAATTTGATTATAGACCTCGAAGGAGGTTCTACTTTTATTGATGCTATGGCTGTACAAGCACGCACGATAGAAGATCTTGGTCAAATTGCTCAGGCGATTCGAGCAAAGAACGAAGAAGTTGGTCATAAATTTTATAAACATATTACAATTGATAATGCAACTCGTCTAGAGGACATTTGCATGGGTTACGCTTGCACGTTGTATCGTCAAACTGAACTAGGTAAAAACTGGAAAGGTAATGATGTTACAACACTTGCTCGTGGTGCTGGATATGGTTATCTTCGAACAGCAGTAAAGAAGGTAATTGACATGTTCAAAGAACTCTGTGATGAGTTTATACTTATAGGACATGTCAAAGACAGCATTACAGATAAAGATGGCCAAGAGGTCAATGCCAAAGAGATTGACCTTGTCGGGAAACTCGGCAAGATTGTATGCGGCATGGCCGACGCAGTTGGCTACGTGTATCGCAAAGACAATGAAACCCATATTAGCTTTAAGTCCGGAGGAGACGGCACTATTATGGAAGCACGTGCTCGTCATATCGCGGGCAAAGATATCGTCATTGCGACAGGCAACGAAGATGGAAGCATAACAACATATTGGGATAAAGTTTATAAACCTGAATAAAATCTAAGGAACTATGTATAGTACAAAAACAGCAACAACAAATAATACGGAGTTTAATAGCTCGTATATGCCTACTGGCATCAATGAAAATATAACCTTGAAAGAGGTTAACGTAAATAAGACACCTAACGGTCGTGATTTCTTGGAGATAATCTTTGAGAATGAAAACGGTCAGACAGCAACTATGACTGAGTGGAAGAACGAGAAGAATATGTGGATTAAGACCGACGAGGATTTACAGCGTCGCGATAATCAGCAGTTTGGTCGTATTCTGCAGGTAATAGATGCAGTTAAAGGTGGTCATAATGACTTTGAGGGTTCCTCATTCATCGAAATGATTACTTGGGCTAAGACTTGTCTTAGTGATGGTGAGAGTAGTTCTGTTCGTCTTAAGGTGACTTATGACAAGAATGGATATACTCAGGTGTCTAAGAACGGTATTTTTATTGAAGCCATGAGTGTTGCAAAAGAAGAGTCGCAGATTAAGCTTTGGAAGAACGATCTTCTGGAGCGTCCCGTACAGGCTGACGTTGAGAAGCCTAACGATCCGCTCGGATCACCTAATATTGGTGTAACCGCTCCGGTGACTGCAGACTCTACAGGTGCTGACGACCTTCCTTTCTGAGGATAATGGTCAGTGGTGGAGGACTGGAGGATTAATCCTTCAGCCCCTTACTAAGGGTTTATATGCAACGGCAGTCGGGCGGCTGGTGGGATGGTAAACCACGTAAATGCAGTCCGTTTGGGGTTCAACTCCCCGTAAACCCACACATTATCTTGACTTAATTATGACGAAAGAAGAGATATGAAAGTTTATGTAAAATGGTATAATGATATAAAAGAAGGAGATCTACTTGAAGAAGAATATCTTATTGATAAATTTAAATATAGACAAGTAGTAATAAATATTGATGGTCATACAATAACAGCATTATATACTCCTGAACACATATACTATGACGAAAGAAGAGAGAAAAGTTTGGTATCATGATTGGTGGTGGAATCGTGGTGGTAGAGAACAGACTCTACAACGACGAAGAGAAAGAGGTCCTCTAAAATGGGGTACCAAACTAAACAATGGAAATCAGTAGCCTAGAGGTTATGGCGGTCATCTACGAGATAGGTGACGGATTGTGGGGTTCGATTCCTCACCTGGTTACAATATGAAAGGAAAGAAAGCATTAAAAACTTATTCCTACAAAGAATTTAAAGAACTTCTTGGTACTCTTGGGTTCTTTGAGCATCATAAGAATAGTACACATATGGTATTTGCAAATGCAAAGCGTCGATATGTTACTGTACCTTTTTCTAATAAGAAAGAGATAAATCCTATGATGACTACAGTAACTCTACAGAGGATTAAGAATCATCAATGTAGGACATTGTAATATGTATAGTACTAAAACAGCTATTACAATGACAATGAGTCTCAAAGACTTGTTGGAGAAGCTGAGCGATTATGACATTTATAGCTATTATCTAGGTTCATTTAAACCTGGAAAGCTTATAAATAGTCCTTTGAGACCAGATGATAAGATACCTAGTTTTGCTATATTTCCTAGTAAGACTGGAGATCTGTTATTTAAGGATCATGGGACAGGAGAAGCAGGTAATGCTTTGAAATTTATAAAACTATACAAAGGAATTAATACACGAGAAGAGCTTGAACAAGAGCTGTTACGCATCGTCCGAAAAATGAACCCAATGGGCGGTAAGGCGAGAGCTACAGCCGTAAAAACGGTGGGTTTGGGGCTGACAGATATTGGAATAGTTCGTCAACCATTTACTGAAGTAGATAAGCAATACTGGAAGCAATTCCATATTTCTATAGATACTCTAAAAAGGTTTAATGTGTTTAGCATAAAGTATTTCTTGTGCAATAGTATTGTACGAGGAGTATATAAAGAAGACAATCCAATGTATGCTTATAAAGTGTATGATAAATTTAAGATTTATCGTCCTTTAGCAAGTAAGTATACTAAATGGAGAACTAATCTCACAGTAAGACATGTGCAGGGATTAGAGCAGCTTCAGCCTGATGGAGGAGATTTGCTTATAATAACTAAGTCGTTGAAAGACGTAATGTGTCTACATGAGATGGGATTCCATGCAATTGCTTCTGCAAGTGAAACTACATTTATACCTGAGGATATACTAAATGATTTAAAGAGTAAGTGGGATAATATTATCATTCTATATGATAGAGATACTGCAGGAATGCAGAATGCTCGTCAGTATAGTAAACAATATAGCTTAGATGCTATCTTCGTTCATAAGAAGTTTAAGGCAAAGGACGTATCCGATGCTGTTAAAGCTAACGGATTCGTTGTTGTCAAGAATTGGTTAACTAAAACAGTAGAAAGATATGATAAATTGTATAATAGGATCCCTGTTGGGGACATTGATTGGCCTAGTAGGAAGTCTCTGTATTCTTGATTATATGTATAATAAGAATATAAAGAAAATCAAACAGCTGATTGAGGACGCAAACACTTTTAAGATAACACTTAAAAATGAAATCTAAAGGCAGAGTAAAGAATGCGACGAAGGTCGATGCGTATGGACTACATTTCCGTAGTAAACTCGAACTCTATACGTATGAAGCTTTTATGAAAGCAGGGATACCTGTTAAATATGAGCCAAAGCATTTTACTCTTCTACCAAAGTTCGAATTTTTAGGCGAAAAAATAAGACCTATCACATATCTACCAGACTTCGTTGGACGAGGTTTTATAGTAGAATGCAAAGGTCTTATGGGGGATTCGTTCCCTCTACGCTGGAAACTCTTTAAGTATTATTTACACAAACATCACGCTAAAACAAAACTGTATCTGGTACGTAACCAGAAACAGGTTAACGAGATGATTGAAGAACTTAAGAACAGATGAGTTTAGAAGAAGCAAACAAGATAGTAACCATGAGTATATCTTATGATCCTAACGGATGGTATTGGGTAATAGATACTCATACTCCATATGGTAAGATTATAGGATATAATAAGCACGATGACCCAAGTGTTGCAGAATTGGAACTCGAAGGGTTTCTTAGATATTTTACTAAGAACGTGCTTAAGAATGGTGATACTATACGAGCATATGTTGAGAAACATAAACCAAAGAAAGATGGAGATTAAAATTCCATATTACGAGGACTTAACTCGTATTTCAAACAGTAACATAGGCTGGTTTCTACAGAAGGGACCAGCCTATTTACATAAGATGTTAACTAACCCTCCTCCAGAGGAGAAGAATTATGTTCTAGAGCGTGGAACCTTAATCCATGAATACTTACTTCAGCCTGAAGAGTTCCAAAAAGACTATGTAGTCTGGGACAAAAGTAGACCTACTTCTGCACAGCAGGAGAAGTTCTGTCAGGCACTAGCATCCACGCTTGAAATAGAGCCTAATAGAGCCATTCTAAGCGCCTATAAAGAAGCGTATAGTATAGCAGGAAAGTCGGAAGACAAAATGCTGTCAGAAGGCCTTAAAATAGCCTCTACGTTGAAGGATTACATAGACTTCCTGAAAGCAAATGATGGGAGAACTATGATTAGTCCTTATGAGTACCAAATGCTTGAGAAAATTAAGCAGAACGTACAGTCCCACAAGCTTGCTTGGCATATAATAGATGCACCGTTAAGAGCAGCTGAACTGTGTGATTACGAAGCACATCATGAATTCCATATAAACTGGGAATGGAGAGGTGTACAATGTAAATCTCTACTCGATGGTCTTACTCTTGATTTTAAGAATAAGAAAGCTATTATCTATGACTTAAAGACTACACAAAAGTTGTGGCACTTTGAGGATAGTATAGACCAGTATGACTACTTAAGACAGCTGTGTTATTATGAACAAGCTGTTGTATGGTATTTAGAGAATGAATGCGGAGAAAATCCTATAACATGGGACTTTGAATTCTACATTATTGGTATAGATACTACAGGTAGTTATGAGATTCGTACATTTTATATTGATAAACATATGGTTATTTCTAGATTAGCTATTATCCAGGATACTCTAGATGCTATTAAATGGCATCAGGCTAACAACAAATGGGAACATAGTAGAGAGTACTATGAAGGTGATGGCTCAGAAACCTTAAACCTATGAATTTTATACACAAATTTATTTTACCACTGTTAAGTGATAAACTTACTCTCGACGATATTTCTATAGATGCAGGTTTTTGTGGATTAGCTACTAAGGATATAAACAGACCTTATCTAGATAATCATATATTTCTTATATACAGTATAGAAATGAATAATAAAGCCATTGCTGTACGCAAGAAGCTTGCATCTTTAGATATATATAATAAAATAGACTGTAAGATAAAGGGGAAGTCTTATAGGATATTCTGTTTTCCTATAATAGGAAAAACAATACCAACCTTAATGTCAAATATCATTGGATTGACAGACCATGAGACATTACAGGTTTATAAGTTTTGGAAGTTCACAGATGATGATATAAACAAGAAGATGATAGATATTACATATTGTCCTCAAATGTTCAAAGAGTCTATGGTTCCAGAATTTGATTATTCCCCAAATATTAAGTTTGACAAAGAAGGGCGAGCACTCATTTGTTGAGTGTCCGCCCTTTGTTTGTTTTTGTATTAACATGACCAATTCAGATAGAATCATTTTCAATACATAGATGAACCTGTTTTCTTTGAGCTTTTCTTACTTGATGAAGATGAGCTTGAAGAATTGGTTTTTCTGTCTGGTTTTGCCGAAAGTGTGCTTGTAGGAGCAACCTTATTGATATAATAGTTAGAGCTGCTTATATTGCCATAAGGTTCTGTATTTCTAACTATATTATCCATACCCCATTCAGGCTTGATTACGCCCATGGTCTTCATGAAATCTCTGAACATAACCGATTTACCTTTATAACTCCCGCTCTAAACTGGTTGCTCATAAGGTGGAGCTTCCTAACTATCCAAACCAAGGACATCCTACTTGAATACATTTATCATATCTCCGAAGAAATCTATTGAATAACCTAAGTTATCAATGAATGATTTAGAAATAGCAACACTGTTGACTATATCAAGTGCTGTTAACGGAGATAAGAACGGGATTTGCGCAGAACGTTCAGAAATAGCAGCTACATTGATGGCATATAAGAATTCAGATGCCCATTCTTTAGGATATTTAGTAACAAGCATTGACGTGAATATTGTCATAAGACTTGTTAAAGCAAGCATACCTACAGCAACTGATAATCTACGCAAAGCATATACTTCATTTGTAGTAAACTTTCTACCTTTTATTCCATGAGTATTATAGTCATACTCTACTCCACGCATTTTACATTTTAAATGCTTCCAGCAGTTCAAAAGATTACGTATTACAGGAAGTGTACCTAAAGCTGACAACATTCTCCATTGACCACGTTCAATAGTACCAGTCTCGAAATTATACTATCCTTCAAATTCTTTGTCTTCTGAAGTAAGATATACTCCGCTCTTCTTAGGTTTAGATTTATAATACCTAATAGCCTATTTATATTTACCTGGTTGCGATTCTCTAGCGTACTCATTAGAAGGTTGCGCTTGATCTATAGCTTTAGAATATTCTGCAAAGTCATGACCAGCTTTTAAGTTATCGAAGTTCTATGTCAAGAACCAACCACGCATCTAAAGTACAAGAGCTCCTAAATAGTTTTGGCTAAACGCCGAACCACTAGTAGAATCAAGGATACCGTTTACAACAGCACTTCTTTCACGAATAATACCATGCACACGAGTCTCTATTTTACGAGATTCACGTTCTCCTTGTTCGTTTTCGTAACCAACATTAGTTGAAACTTTAGGTCTTACCTTATCTCTATACTGATCTACTATTTTAATATTCCCGTCTGGTCCTATTTCGTACGCGTCGTATAAAGTAGTTTTTGCCTTCTTCCATGCGCGTTTACCTTCCTTCATAGACTGCCCAGCTTTATGATACGCATACATAGCTTGATCTTTAGTCATAAATTTCTCTTCGCCAGTATTAGGATCTACTACGAGTCTTGTAGCATGATATGTCATTGCAGTAATCCACCCTTTAAATGTGAAATCTACAAGCGTATATTCTCCCATATGGAAGAAACGACCAAATACACGTCTTAACCAAGTCTCATTATGTCTACTAAATATTTCAGATATACTATTAGTAGCACCGTTGTATTGCATAAGAGCTACCAGCTTAGATTTAGCTTTGGTTTTACCTACACTAGCAATAGCTTTGAAGATCTCTCCTCCTACTATCTTATTTCCCCACAAAGCATCTTGTACAGTAAAGTACTTTCCAGCAAGTATTTCTTGAGTAAGAGTAGATGCGGAATCGTATGCGTTTTTAAGTACTGCTCGCCAGTTATGGCTCATAAGCATAGAGTGAGCTTTAGATGCTAATTTATCTGTAATAGCTGCCAGTCTACGCTCTGTTTGATTCATTTTACCTCCCTTAAATCCAGTTCTAGTACGCCCATATACATACATCTAAATAAACTTTTTAAGTCTGTATGCCTGATGCATAAAGTTACCACTCTTGTTTCCTTCTACACCACCTTCTAGTTGAAGTTGAAGAGCTTGGAACATAGGAGCAAGTTTAGATTTATTTTGGAAGTTGCAAGCCATTTCGTAGAACATTGCTACAGTACCTATGACATCAGTACACGTCATAGAAGGATCGTCTAAAGGCTGTACCCATCTCTAAGGAACTGTTTCCACAATAGTGCCATCGGGACGAGTAGTCATTTCCTCATTATACCTAGTATCTCTTTCAGTAAAGTTGAATGTATCAAATCCAAATGTAGCGGCTACAATACCGTTTCCTATACCGTGACGGAATAGCATATGAGCATCTCTATCGCGCATTTGAGGAAGTCTATATTTATTATTTGGATTAAGATTCGGCATCATCTTATAAGCTTCTTCCATAGTGTCTATTAGAAGTTTATAAACTTTACCAAGTTCTTTATCAGCTTTACTTGTACCATTTACAAGTTTGTCATATTGAGGATTTTTATATTTGTCTTTAAGCTATAGAGATTCTCCACCTTGTACAAAGTTTCTATTGACCCAAGCAGAATTTAAGTCTATGTCTGTAAACGGAGAGTTTAACATATCGACAATAGGAGCAATACCGTACTTGTTCTATACGCCTCCAACAGGTCTTATATATTTAAATACACTTAAAGGAACTCTATGACCTTTTTCGTCTGTATAGTAGTAATCGTCGTAGAATTTTGTAAGTGCGGAAGGATCTGTTTGAGATTGTATAAGAGCTTTATTATATAGAGTACGGAGATATGTCTCGTTTGTAAGCTATCCGCCTGCGTAAGCCATTACATCGGCACTCTCAAATACATCCTACCATTTCTCTGGACCAGCAATATAATTAGGTTTGCCATAAGATCTCCAGAAGTCTGCTATTTCTTGATCTATACGTTGTAATTCTTTCCAAGCATCTTTGTTTAATAATTCAAGATGTGGAGTATAGAATCCTTTTTTGTTCACTGCAGACATTATCTTACGTTTTCTGTTCTGTAGTTCTCTTACTTCTTCTGGCAAATCTTTATGCGGTACTAAATCCTAAAGTTCTGGATTTACTGCTTTATACTAATATTGATTATTAAAGTCAATATGTTGAGGACTATTCTAACCGTATTTGTTTATTATATACTACTCGGCTTGATTAAACTTCTGTCTATTTTGTTTAGTTTTTATAAACTAGCTTTGGAAGTAGTACCAAGCTGACAATTCATTGGCAATATCGAGAGCGTCTCCACTCTTTTCAACTACACTAGTAACGTTGCCTTGATTATCTTTAGTTATAATATACGGATTAGATAGATCCTGTCGTTCTTGTTGTAACTATTTTAATTGTAACTATTCAAGTCTCGAAAGATCAGCTACAATAGGAACACCGATATTTGGATCCGTGCATTTATCCAGCAAGGTATGAATTTGCTCGTCTAGTCGCTATACAACAGTTATTGTAGGCTTAGAAAGGAACTGTAATCTATTTATATAGTAATCTACAGTATATCTCATATTAGCCTCTCCATCCAACCATTTATAGTAATCAGTATAGAAATCTATATACTGTTGTTTAGTATCAAATACAAACTCTTGGCTTTCTGGATCTATTTTAACATTATGTTTATCTACCAGTTGAGCAAGCTTCTTATCTCTGTTTTTGTTAAACTAACCTTTATTATATTCGTTTACAAAGTATCCAGTTGGGAGCCCTTCGTCATCTAACTCACAGAATTGGCGCATAAAGTTCTTTGGTGATAATTTAGTACCAAGAGAATTCTCTTGCGCGTTTAGAGCCGATTTATAAGCGTCTACGAGGCTATTTCCTTTTACCAAAGCTCTTTGGAATACATCTCTATTTGCTTCTGTAGTAATATATTCAACAAGACGGATTATAGGACTAGAAGCAGATACGGCAGGACCGAAGAACTATTCCATAGGATTAGCTTCACCGTTGTTTATTTGGTTCTTTGCCCACAACATTGCATTAGCTTTAAATCTCTCCTTATCACCTACATCTACAAGATAGTCTGAATATATATCTATCACATGCCTTGTATATTCTTCCAAGATGGAATTAAATGCTCCAGATGCAGTTTCTATAGCGCCATCAAGATATCTTAAAAGCTGTGGCAAATTATTATTGTACTGATTAATTTCATTTTTATTACTGTATAACAAAGGTCTAACATACTGACGCATCACATTGCCGTAATAACCTATTATATCAGTCTTAATATGCATAAAATCAGCAACATCGAGTGACTCTATAGCAGTTTGTCCACCAGAAAGAATACCATTCAGCTTACTAATGGCTATATTCATATCTTGAGAAGCCCTGTTTACAAAGTCTCCAATGACGCTAATTACATCAGCTTCCTGATCAGCATTCTTCTTACGAAGATTCTATAGCTAGATCTGAATATTATATATTTCCTAGTTATCTGGTACAGGTCTAGCCTTCTCAGATGCTAATTTAGCCTCAAGAGTTTCTTCAATCTTGTAGAATGCATCTTTTAGATTTATATCAGACTGAAATACTGTACCACTATATTTTTCGTAATACAATATCTCTTGTTTGGTATTACTAAGGTCTTCGTTTAATGAGAAATACGTAGATATAAGGTCGAGCATGTTCTGAGAATTATTTCTATTCTCATTCAAAGGCTTACCTATAACCTCTCGTATCATATTGTTAAACTTATGCCAGAATGATTTAAATGTATCTTTAAGCTTATCTGATAAAGTCCATTTACCATCTACGCTTTGTACAATATGATCTACCAATGCTTCTTCTACAGTTCTAGAGTCGCTCTTCTTACCGAACTTCTTCCAACGCTAGTCTACAGCAAGTAGTGCTTCCTATACTACTTCGCTATCCCAGAACATTCTTATATATCTGTGAGCAAGTTCGTGTATGATAGTAGTAGCATCACCATCCTACATGGATATGTAGATTATACTACACAATGCGTTAGCTTGACCCTATTCTACAAATGCGCCAGGATGTTTTACTCCGTTTTCATCAGTCCAATCATGCTCACTAAGAGAGTTTACAAAATGTACTCGAAGCTGCTAGTTCTTATCAGTGCCGTCGTATTTATAGTAATATGTCCCGTCACTAAGATTTACACGCTTTAACTTGAATACTTTAGCTAGATGCTTTTGAGCAGCGGACATGCATTCGCGTACTTTATTCTCATCCCAAGTCTTTCTAGCGTCGATCTTCATTCCATATATCTCTAGAGCTGAATAATTATGCTCTGCAGTTAATACTTCTGCAATATACGAGTTGATGAAATCTTGCCTAGCATCGTGAATAGCAGAATCAATAGCCTGCTGTCTCCAAGGTATATTTTGCTTCTCGAAATCAGCTAACACCTTAGATACATTAGAATCATTACCAAGTAATTCTTGTATAGAAGAACTGTCACAAGACCCTACAATCATAGAAGCGCTCGGTTCTCCATTACGATCTAATGTGCCTGTAGTAAGACCGTCCATAGTCCAGTCACCATTTGCTTCTATAAATTGCGGCATATAAGCAAGAGCCTTTTTTAATACGGCTTGCTTTTCATTACCACCAGCCTATTGAAGCAGTGTCAAATATAAGTCAGACGTATCTCCTTGCGGAGTGGCGTCTAACGGAAAGCCATTATTCATAGCGAGAAGATAGTAGGCAGCATCTTCACTGCCTACTAAATCCGCATATTTTTTTAATAAGGCTTTGTTTTCTTTATCTTTTAAATTTAAACAAACCATATTATTTACATTGATTTTCTCTTAAGTTTTTACCAAGATTAGCTAATTCCGTTATCTAGTTTTCCTGAGAACCAAATAATTCTAACTATTTAGGTTCGTTTGGATCTTCAGACAACTTAAGCTTATTATACTCATTTGTATTATTTAATAACTACCAAACACCATTCTTCCTAAATGCCCTGAAATTAGTTCCATATAATTTGTTAACCTTTTTTACGTGAGATAATTTTTCTTTACTAGAATACCCAGTACTTTCTACTACGTAAGAATATAAGTGATTATATATACTCTATACAGACCAGCCGTAATAATTTCCGTTTATATCTGGTTTATAGTTTTTCTAGTCTTCAAACAAAGGTGTTACTTTTGATACGTAATCTATTCCATTTTCTCCATTAGATATTTCAAATACATTATTTTGTAATCCTTGTTTAGAATATATTCTTATGGGAACATTTACAAATTCGTCGTCTATAGTAACGTTTCCGTTGAGAGTAAAGAAGAAAGATTTTTCAAACACAAACACAGCACCTTTATTGGATTGTGTAAGAGGATGATGCGCTCCTTGTGGAACCTGCAAGCTATCTTCCGCTACATCTTTAGGAAGTTTCATAACGGTATCAAAATATTCATCGTCTGTATCTTCAGGAAGTTCTTTTACTATTTCTCCGATAACTCTTCTGTTTTCAAAGTTTACATGGTTACAATCATTTAAGGCTTTATGATTCACTTTTATATTATCATTCTCCTTTGCATATCTATCCATCAGTTCCTTATTTGGATTAGTAAGCAAAACAACCAACGCATCTTTAATAGTTTTCTCTAACGATTTATATTCTTTTGTTATACCAAACAATTGAGCAATTGCAGAAATTAATCGCTGGAATACGTTTTCTCCTTTATGTCTACGGTCAAAATCTTTTATATGCTCTACAAAAGAAGGTTTTCCAAGTTCTGCGACCATTTCTGCTGGACTAGTATATCCGTATGTATCGTTGTCCTATGTCCAGAATGAAAAAGCAGCTTCAATATCTACACCAACCTTTGGCTATCCGTTTTCATAGAAGTGTTGTTTTATAAAATCTTCTTTTAATAGACGATAACACTCTTCTATTTCTTCAATAGCTATTCTAATCTCCTGTGGTAGTTTATCTCTGTTTGCTGTTTCAAGATAATAAGATGTAGCAGCATGAATGGCTTCGTGTAGCAAAGTGTTTGTCTACATATATTCTGGATTAGAATTATATAATATTTTATTTTCACTAGCTATAAATCTGCCACTTACGTCCTCATCTAATGTTGCTGCCTCAAATACTATATCAGAATTACGTAGAGCATTGAACACAATATCTGTAAGTTTAGATTCAGATGAACCTTCTGGGTATTTAGACTTTAACAAATTGTAAACTTCGTCTATAGAAGAAGTGTTATTATAATTTAATGTCTCTTTAAACACATTTCTTATAGCTTCTTTACCGGTATCTGTTATTTCTCTAGTACCAATTACAGCTGCGTGCTGAGTAAGTCTAGGAGTATCTATTGATTTAAATGTAATCAAATCTAACCATTTGTTTGAATTCTAATCAAAGAAATATACAGGAATTCCTCTTTGTAATGCCCTTTGTACAGCGTATGCAGTTCCGCCATTTACTTGTGGTTTATAAGAATGAACTGATTTTGTAGGATCTGTTGTATTATCTGGTTTAGAATAATCTCTAACCATAGTATACGTACCTATAGCAAACACAGCGTCCGCTTTATCTGCCTACATCATATCTCTACGAACGAGTTTTCCTGCGTATGTGTCTTCAGACAATACATTTCTGTTAATTTCTGCAGCTACTTGTTCATATTCAGCGTTCAATCTATCTTTCCATTCATCAGACAAAGAATCGTAATCGTTTGTAGTATACTCTTTTACCTTTATACCAAACTACCTCGCCATTATAGCCCATTCTGTGTCAGAACCTATCGCACCGCCAGAATAGAATTCAGCAGTAGATGTGTCAAATATAAGGTTATCGTTTTGTGCTTCTACAGAAGGTTCATAAGTTCTAGCACCAATCTCTTCAGCTTCTTGTTTATTTTTAGCAGGTTGTTCGATTTCAACAACTCCATCTTCTGCTAAATGCACACCGGCTGCGTCTTTCATAAGTTCTGCTAATACTGGGTCTTTTGTAAATGCATTTATCATAGCCATTTCTGTACCTACGTTATTAGCAGCACTTAATTTGCCCAAGAATGCCGTCATGATATCAGAAACGCTTCCTCCTTGTATACCCATAGCTTGTTTAGCTATCATCATTGACTCTGTAAATTGAGCGCTGATTCCAGCTATAGCAGTAGATTCCTATATACTAGCATCGCTTCTACGCATCTCATATACTGTATCGTGCGGGAACTTATTACCTTTAGGATCAACCATAACGTATATAAGTTTTCCGTTTGTTGTATACGAAAGCTTCTTATATATAGTGTAATTTCTAGGAGAATGAGGATCTGAACAATTTCTCTTTATCTTGATATATTCCTCGTCTGAGAACTGCTCTATATCTGCATTTTCTTTTATTAACATAATAGGAATTGATACTTCTGGAGCATTTCTACCTTCGTAGTAATACCTACCAGTATAATATCCTTTTGCCTCAAAGAATACGCCATCTGCTTTTATAGTAGGAATAAACTTATCGTCAAACCAGTTGTTAAGTATAATCTCCTCTACGTTTATAGGAAGTTCATCAGTACTGTTTTGATACAACTCAAGCTGATCTTGCATATATTGAGCATAACTATCTTTTGTTGTATCGTTATCATAAGAATTAAGCTTCCATGAGTTAGGTATATACTTAAATAAGTTGTTGCCAGAATTACCTCCAGATGTTATATATGCATACATAATAAGGTCTCTTGCAAACATTCTTATTTCTGGGTGCAACGTATCGTTTAACAATTCATCCCAGGCTTCTGCCATATCATCTTCGTTGACATGATCAGAGTCCATGAAATTAAGAGTTTTTACAAACTTAACATCTTGGTATGTGCCTGGTTGTGTACCAGCATTATAAGCATTATATCTGAGCTCTTCGTGATGTTGGAATCCTTGAACAAGAGAAGCAAGTAAGTAATTTTTAATAGAGCCATCTACAGAACGCATATCAGAATATGCAGGATCTGTCATTATCTTTATACGAATATCTTCAAGTCTGTCGGAAATAGTATTATTACCGCTAACAAGGCCTTTGATATTTATATTCATATTCTAAGCCCACGTATTAAAGAATCCAGCTCGTATATAGTTCATTATCTGTTTACTTACAGCCTTTCTCATGTCAGCAGAAGCATTCTTCTCACCAATTTGGTTAAGAATTCTGTCTACTTGTACCTAGAATTGGTTTGTAGACTCTATGGTAAACGATCCCATTATATCCATAAACAGATCTAGCGCGTTGTTAGTTTTGTCTTTAATATAACTATCGTTATAGTAATCTGACAAATCTTCAAACAACCCGTAATCATTGCCTGGAAGATTGAATAGTCTATCAACGCCTTCTCTGTACGCCATTTGTTCAGTCACGTTCTTACCCTGTTTTCTAGTATCAATTTTACTATATTTTACAAGATCAGAAAGCTGTTGTTCATATGGCTAAAATTTATCCTTTGCCCTATATACCAAATACTGAATTTCTGCAGCTGAAAGGTTTACATTATCTTGCACTTTATACATCCTAGCATGCCCATTCATCGGAATGTGTTTCTTTGATATTTGATGTAAAATATCATTATTTTTACTAAGAAGTATTTGAATAGCGTCGTCTACAGAAATTCCTCTAACTTTTTCGAAGTATCCGTCAAGCACTTTATTCGCTTGTTTTAGAGTACCGACATTCTTAGGAAGACTAAAATTACTCTTTACAAAGTTATATACAACTTCTTCTACAGCTTCATTTTGTCTACGAGATTTACTTCTACTCGATTCAGAACCGTATTGACTTGCAGCGTTATTGTATGCATTAGCCATTTCTACCATAATAGGTTGAGTTGTAAAGTAGAATGTATCTTTACCGAATCCAGTTCTAATCATAAGATTTACTAGATTATAAGTATAACTGTTTACATTCAACCTTGCGATATATGGATCTTTGGCTACGTCTACGTGTGCATTTATAAGTCCAGATATCCAAGAAAGTATAGAGTTTCCGTATCTATCAGAAGACTGGTCGAGCCTATACATTCCTAATTGACCTAAGAACCCATCTTGCTTAAACTTAACGCCATACAACATAGTAAGAATGTGGCTGTTGTTGTTAAGAGCAAATGGTCCAATACCGAACTTACCTGTAATAAATTCTGTCTTAGTAGATGCGTTTGCCCATAATGAATATGGAGTAAACGGATCAAGCGGCTTTTCAGCTTGTCCTTCTTCTATGTCTTTAATTATGTCTTTAAGAAGTTTAGTGTCACCGTCAATAGACGCATGATTAGAATGTGCAGTTCTATTTACGTTCTACTCGTTTTCAGACTTAGAATCTTTAAGAAGAGCAATATAGTCGCTAAGAAGTCTATTTGCATAATACTCATGAGAACCTTCTTTAAAGCTTGTATTAGCTTTTCCGTTCTTTACATCATAGTAGAACCTAGATAAGAAGAGTTTATCGATATCGAAGTCAGCACCTGTAATCTTAGTAAATTCTTTAGGAAGTACAATAGTATCTCTCACTACAGGAAGAACATCTACACAACGTAATGCGTGTATTGATGATTGCGCCTGAGTAGGAATACGAGATCCAACTACATTTGCAGTAGCGTTACTCCACTCTCCATTCTTCTTTCTTCCGCTTATTATGCCGTTTTCTATAAGCCATTGTTTGGCATCTTCAAACGACTTTTTACGTTTCTTAGGAACTCTTTTACGTATTTCAGAACCGTTTTCATCTGTAGTTGTTGTATAGAGATATTGACCTTGATCATCCATCTCATATACAATATGACCTTCATCATCTCTTACAACATCGTCTGGTATAATATCGTCAAAGAAATCAATAGAAAGAACACAGTCCATGGATCCTTCCTCATTTATCATTTGAAGTTCTCGTCCTTCATAAATAGATGCGGGCAGGTCTTCTTCATTTTGTACTGTAGTCGCCCCTTCCATAGCCCAAGCAGAACGCTGAATAAACGCAGCTCCAGGAGTATTTATATCGATTACATTCTTATTGATCATAGATGTAACAATACTCTGTATCCACTCAAGACTATTTTGAGCTACAGGAGGAATATACATGGCAGGCTCGCCGTTAGCATCGAGAGTAATACTTACAGCATCGATTGCTTCTTGACTAGCTCCTCTAGATGCGAGTTCTTCTTTAAGGAATTTAGACAGCTCTTCTATCTTTATTTCTTTAGTGGTAATCTCCTCGCCATTCTCTCCAGTAGTTTTAGTTTCTTTTATAAACCTTTCACGTACTTTCTGTTCTCCAATATTAGAAATCTGATTTATACAATTCATAATATCATTTCTAACATCAAGAGCAGATGCTGTACGGAACGTTCTGTTACCATTTTCGTCTACGCTTTCAAGAATAGTATAATCGCGTCCTGGTATAATACTAGCCATTACAACTTTGGTCATCTGTGTACCCATTTTGTTTGTAAGGCTTCCATGAGGATCTGTATTGAACTGTTTACGAATATATTTGAAATCTTGTTCGTACTTGTTGAATGTAAACTAGCTGAATGGAGGTTGAGGCTTCCAATTCTAATTACCAACGTCACCGTCTATAAAGTTGTTTTCGTTTGTCGGATCGTAGTCTTCTTTGAATTCAGACATTACCATTGGTTTACTTCCTTGAGATCCAACTTTCACAGCAGAGTTGATCATAAGCATGTGCACGCCTTCTTTCTTCATCTTATCAAAGATTTTGGCAGTAGCACCTGTAGATATACATTTGAACATTGGGAATATAGCCATCTTATCATAATAAGGAGCTGCTATTCCGTTAGCAAATCTAAATCCGTATGCAGTATACTTTTGATTACCTATTACTGTGGTAAGCACATCCTAATAAGCCTTCTATAATGTAAGAATGTCTTTGGTTGTATAAACCTTACCGTCTACTTCCTAACCTCTAAGAATCTTAAAAGCTCTCTCTATCTTAGAGTCCCATGAACCAACCATACGTAGTAACCATTCAGCCATTTCATCGGTAACATATGCTGCACCGTCAGCTACATCTATATCAGACATGAAATCAGAAGACTTCTTCTTGGCATTCTTAGTAAGCATGTCGTATATATCAGCATTTTCATTCTAAAGAGCCTGTTTTATCTCATCGATAGACATATTTTCTATTTTCTGAGAAAGTTGTTTAGCCTCTTCAGAATTACTATTTGCAAATGTAATACCTGCCTTATCAAGTTGGCTTCTCATATATGCAGAACGCAACTCTCCGTCTTCGATCATCTTCGATAAATCATCTTGAAGAGCAGATCCAATCATCTCATTGTCTACTTCTGCACATGTATATTTAGTAGGAATGCCAGGTATATCAAGAACATTATTTTGTCCTGTAGATATAAGTCCACCAAGTCGCTTATGTTGATCTATACTTCTATCAATAAGTTCTCCATTCGAACCATATTTCCATTTAAAGAACGCAGGATGACCGGCATACAGTCTTTCTACTTCTTGTATAGAAATATTAGAAGCGGCAGATACTCTGCTTAGGAACGCGGCGATAGCCATAGATTCCCTTTGTTGTTTATTAGATATGTGCTTATAATTTTCAGAAATAAGTTTGATTTGCTAAGCATCTAATAATTTGTTTTCATATCTGAGTATAATAGGGATCTTCTCGTCGTTTGATACTTTCTTTATAAGTCCTAAGTCTTCTGCGTACTTAAGCTCGTTTTCTACCTGTTTGTTCAGAGATCTAGTAAGAAGTTTAAATTGATGTTCCTTTAATTGTTGTTCATTTACATGGATCAAACTAGACCAATTAGAATCGCCTTTTTTTGTTTTGAGATAATACATGCCAGGTTTATCTGGGTCTGGTATTCCAAAGAAGTATGCTTGAGCTGTTTTCCAGTTAGCAATCTCATCTTTATATTTTGTACTACCTTCTTCGTGAACTCTATTAAAAGACACCCAGTTGCCATTCTCATCATATATACCAGTAAGTACGCCAAATCTACCACCTTGAACGATTGTGTGTCCGTCGTATTCGTTTCCTTTGTGATAATTCATCACTTTCTACGAATCATCGAGAGGTGGATGTTTTGTACCTTCTTCGTCAGTATACCCTCTTACTTGTTTTATACATTCTTCAACGGCTTTCTTCTCGCAAAGAGCATATTGCAGTAATTGTTCAAGTACTTGCCTATCTTGAGACATGGTATATTTACCATTTCCAAGATCTGTAAATGTATTTATGTGTGTAAGTCCTGGGATAGTAATACCAGTCAAATATGTCCATGTCTTCTTATCGGACATTGTTGGGAATATAAGACCTCCTTCTTGTGTCAGAATCTGGCATTTAGTAATATAATCTTCAGCTGGAGATATTTCGGCATAATCCTAACCCATGTCGCCCTTCTGGTCTGTTCTAAATCCAGCAACAGTAACTACCTTTAATTTACTTCCATCTTCAACTTGCTTTATTACTATAGAACCAATTTTTCTTGAGCCTTGTTCCATGTAATTGTAACTGAAAGATTTCAGATCGTTGATTGGACCTTCATCCCCAGTTAAAGAAGCGTTTATATCATCTGTAACGTCTGTAATAAGACTATTCTCAGATATTACATAATAACGGTTTCCTTTTGTAGCAAGTACACTAAGCTGATCATGGTCGTGTGTATATTTATACTTTGCGTTAGCAAGCATTCCTATAAAACCAAATGAGGCGAGAGCTGTATCGATAGACTTTCCGTTAAGAGTACCATTGGGAGTGATATTTAAAGATTTTGTAACTTTATTATAACATCCTCTCAACCAATCTAAGAACGGAGTAATGCTAGATGGACCAGTTGACTCAAACATTTTCATCAACGCAGTGTGATCAGAAGAACCATACTTAAGTCTAAGTGTATAGTTGAGTTCATCTTTACTAAATTGTATACCAAGTTTTTGTAATGTGTTACAGAACTCGTCTTTTACATAATCAAACTGATCTTCCTTTGTTACATCAAGTTGTGTAGCTCTTACTTTACCATCTTCTCCTTTAAAATTAACTGTAACAGTCCCTCCAGAAGAAACGGCCTTCTTTACGTCAGTGAAGAAATCATATATATGCTGGAATACTTCTGGCGAGTATCTTCTATCAGTTCCTTTTCTAAACTTCATTTGATATCCAGAAGTAGTTTTCTCGAGATATTCACTTCCATTCGCAAACAACTACGACCACACAATTTTATACTCCTTAGCGTTATAATCACTATCTGTGTTCTAGATAGTAACATTCCAAGTTCCATCTTGAGATCTGTTAGCTTTACCTATTACATATTCTCCTTTAGCTGCATGCAAAGCTACTAGAAGCTGACTAAATGAGGCTTCTGCATCTGCGTCTCCCTGCTGTGCTTTATCATATAAAACTTGTACAACGTTTCTATGTATATAGTCGAACATTGCGTTGTCTTTACCAAGTTTCGCAAGCCTATTAAGAAGTTCTTTAGAATTTCGACAATCGTGGCATTGGTTTACAAGAGTATTAAATACATACTTAACGTCAAAATATTCAACTAGACCTTCGTCGTTCAATATATTCTTTGTAACCCTCTTACCTGCTTTATAACCAAAACGTTTCTTTGGTATTCTAGCAAGTATAAACTTAACCTTAGCTCCAGTTCTGCTAAACTGAGAAGACTCATGAGAATATTTGAGTTGATCGAACGAAGCCTCTAATACACCCTCTCCAGATTCTATATCCTAAACATTTTCAGCCTCGTCGTCTTCATTTCTATTTATTTCAAACGTGTTGGCTAAATATGTACGTAAGTCGTTTTCAACTACATCTATATTCTCTACCAATTCTTGAAGGGCTAACGCACCATGAGCTCTACTATTAATCATTCTTTGATAGTTCTGATCACGCTCAATAGCAGCCTTGCTTATACGTAAGTTCTCAAGACCCTCTCCAGTTATACTCACATCGTTGGTCCTAAACACAAGATATACAAGAGTATTGCGTAGTACTCTATACTGATATCTATTGAGAATGTGTTTAAATTCGTGACCACCAATAGAGAATGGTGCAAACGCTCCATGAGACTATAAGAATCTTTGTACTTTCTCTGCATTCTAGCTCCATAAATGTTTTGTAGCGCCCATTCTAGTCATAACATAGAAAGTATACAGTCTAAAGTCTCCTATCTTACCCATAATCTTAGCTACCTACGATATAAACTTAAACGGGTTTCTTATCGCTCCGAGATTAAAAGTAGGTCTATTCTCCATGTAGTATCTGAACTCTTCAGCAAGACCTTCTCTGATTTGCTTATTGCTTAACAAATCTGCATCGTCTTTATATTTAATATGCATCTTTCTAGCATAAGCCTTATAGAGCATCTTTCTTGTCTTATCACCAAGAAGTAGTTCTACTATCTTGTGGAATGCCTCGTGGTATACGGTACCCTGCGGTGCATATGGGTCAAACAACATTTTACCACTGAAATGACATAAGCCTAACACAGAAGCATTTGTTCTAGATATTTCTGCAAGTTTGTCTGTGACGTTCTTATCTGTAATTTCTTCGCCAAGAACTTTGCTTAAGAACTCGTTTGCCTTTTCTACGCTAAACTTATCTTTGGCTTTTTGACCAGTCATTAGATCCATATCTTCAAGGCTGTCGTCTATACCAAGATCGTCAGTAGTAGGAATATCGTCAACGAGATCTACTGCTGGGTTTTTAGCCGGTTGTTCTGGCTGTTGTGGAGTGTCGTCAAATACTAAAGGAATGTCTTCGTTGAAGTTAAGAAGCGGATTTGTAAATCCTGTAAATTTAGTTTGAACAAATCCTCTACGCATAGCCCAAGCAAGACCGCTTAATCCTTCTGGGTGTTCAAAATCTCCAAAGTCTTTCTCATCAAACACTATAGTACTCTGTCCAAATGTGAGTTTTCCTCCATTTCTGAACACTTCTTTACCCATTTCACTCTCTTTGAACTCAGTAAGTCCATGTAAAGGATGAGAGAAATTATCGTTTCCCTTATTTACTCTACATTCTAAGAATTCATTGTATGTGAACGTCTTGTTGTGGTGTGCAAGTAAGAAATCCTTTAATGTCTTCTAATCTTGTTCATCGAGTATGTTAAATCTACCATTATTTGGTATCTCCACACCTTCTCCAAAGTTTCCGTGCAGTATTACATAACGCTGATCATTCTTATCGTACTCAATATATCTAAGAGACTACTGGTATGGGTTATATCGCTCGTCTAATGCTTTATATCGTATAAGCATTCTGAGAACCTGCATTCTAGTAAGTCCTTTATATATTCCATCTTCAAAGAACACTTGGTTCTCCATTGCATGAGCTCCATAGTCTCCATTATCCGCCATATACTTACCAGAAAGCAGATCGATGATAAGCTGAGCGTCTCCTTCTGTAACTGGAGAATAATGTACGTTTACTGGAACTTTCTGGTCTTTATCTATTTCAGGATAAGGAGGGTGTACCATCATTACCATACCACCATCTGCAGGCATTATCTTATCTGGTCTAGTTCTAGAGTATTCGTAAACTTCATGGTGACCACCAGCCTAACCTGGAACATATGCTATTGGGGTTCCATCTTGTCTATATTGAACTATGCAGAATGTATCTTGAGAAGAGCTAAACTCTATGTCATACATAGTATCATCGGCAAACAGTCCCATTTGCTCAAACGTACGCAATGTATTTCCTTCTATAATACCGTTACTTCTACTAATTGCAGACTTTTGCGGCATTACAAGTCTACCACCAGCTTCGCCAAGCATTCTGAGTACTTGAGAATAGAACAGTTTTCCTTTTCCATTTGTACTATCTGAAGTATGTATGTCAATAGGAGAGAATTGATGTCCTCCATACATAACGTTCAACTGTATTTTAGGAGTCCTCGTGCTCGTTCTTGTGGTGAACCAGAATACTCCATTCTCTAAGAAGTCTGGGTTGGCACTAACATCGGAAAGTCTTACTCCAGATCCATCAGTAGCAACAGAATCTTCTATATTATAGCCGCGACTAGCTTCCATTCCTGTATGAGTAGTAGTATACTATGCCCATGGCCTTTCGTATCTTACAGAAGGAGCTTCTATTGTAGGAGGCACTGTAGGAGGTTCCTAAATATTCTCGTAGAGTTTGTTGTATTCGTCAATATCTCCCTTAACGCGTATATAATTATCAAGAGATCCTAAATTCAGCTGCACATCGTTGTCCTCTGCAGCATTTAACAGCATTTGTACGTTTGAGAGGGCTTCAGAGTATAACCTTGCGTTGGTGTCAGTTTTAGCACTAATGAAATGATCCCACCTCATTTGAAGTTCAAGAACCCACTTTTCGAAGTCTTCGTATAACTCTTTTTCGAACAACTCTCTAGAATGTAGGTTTTCCCACAACTGATCATCAGTAGGATTAAGATGTTCTGGTACAGTCTGATTCTATTGATCTTCAAACTGCTGAATATCTCGCTTCACCCTTTCTTTAAGAGCATCAAACTCATTCTAGAATCTTATAGCAGCTCCATTTACTCCAGCATACTGTTGTTTAGATAATACTTTACCATTCCATTTAGATGTAAACCTATTCCATCTGGACATAAAGTTATCAACAAGCTGTTTTGTCGCATCCGTTACTTTATCCCAGTCTTCTTTAGCAGTTTCAAAATCAGTGTTGACATCGTTTGAAGTAAATATAGTATTACTAGAAGGAGAATACTCAGCTTCTATTTGAGCAACTTGTTCATCATAATCTTCGTAATCTTCTACCTACGGAGTTTCTTCTTTTACTTCTCCTTCAGGCTCTTGTATCTAAGGTTCAGATGTACTTGTAGCAGCCGTTTCTGTGGCTTCTGAGGCGTTTTCTGCAGGCTCCTGTACAGTTGTTCCAGGAGTACTCGGTTCGGGCTCTGTAGGCGTTTCTACGGGCTCTGGAGACGGTTGTTCCGATGAGCTTTCTGATGATTCAGGAGCAGCTTCTTCGACTGGCTGCGTTTCTGTCTCCATGTCTTCTACAGACTGTTCTTCTTCTGATGTAGTGGCTTCAAATGTATCGTGTATCTGTTGTCTAAGCTCTTCATCAGACTTTACAGATGCTAAATACTTATCTATAAGGTCTAATGCTGACTTCTTTCTATCAGTAAAATCAGTCTGAGCATTCTTATAAGCTTCCTACATTTCAGGACTTGTGAGGAACTCCATACCAGAAACTTTACCACCAAGCAGCAAATATTGTATCGCGGTAGCCTCTTCTATATCTGTTATATAGTTTGCAGAATCGCGATACAGATCACGAAGTACATCATGTAATTTTTGATTTGGAATAGTCTTAAAATCATCTACAGTGGACGCATTCTTTATTGCCTTAAATCTTGATAACGACTGAAGTCTTTTGATCTGTCTGTTTACAGAACGAAGACGTCTCTTATCTGCAGTAGTAGGCTCTGCCGTCATCTCAAGTTGATCTCTAAGAGTAAATAATGCGTCAAGGGATGCTATTTCTTTTATATAACTTACAAGATTTGGTATAGCTGCACGTATACCTTGCATATTATACAACGTTTCGCCTCCGAGGCCGCCTTTGATGGCACCGTCCCCTTCATGCTATACTTCAGTATCAATGAGATCAAACTCGTCATTAATCTTCAGAAGATCTCCGTAAGTCATTGTACCGAGAATCTCCTATATTCCTCTGCTCTCTTCTTGATTACCACTTACAAGACCGTTTACAAGAGAATTGGCACTCTTCTCAAGCTCATTCAAACCAGTAATACCTTGTTTAGCAAGATCTTTGGCCCACATTATAAGGCCTACGTAGTTACCAAACTTCTTTGTACCTGGTTTTATATCAAGTTGCTTTGCGCCATCTTGAACATTCTTAGAATTTGCAGTATCAAACACATCTTGATATGCCTTTCTCTGCTCTTGCACGTCTTCTGCAGTGAAGTTTAGCCCATCGGTACCACCATTTCGCTGTTCTGCAGTAGTTGCAACATTCTCCATAGCATCAAATGCCTTCATAATACGCTCATATTGCGTAGGAGACGTCTATGTTGCAAGATAAGAATTATTGGCAATAGTAGTTCTATCAGCCATCTTGTGCGCAAGCACATTGTTTACAACAAAGTTACTAGCTTTGAGATCTTGATATGCTCCAGTAATGGCATTGAACCCTTGTATAGTGGCAGTATGGCCAAATCCACCCAAGAATCCGCCTTTCATGTTGGCTATAAGCTCTTTATCTGAAGTAGCGCCAAACATATCGCCAACGAAAGAATACGCAGCTCTAGAACCACCAGCAATATCGTTTATAATAGAGTCCATAAGAGTATCACTCTCACCAGAATAAGCACCATCTGCGTATTGCTTTCCGTTTAAATACTGCTTACCTTCTTCAATTGCCTCAGACCAACCTGCTCCAAATACTTTAGATGCAAAATCTACAACATTTTTACCTATTGCTTTGGCTCCAAGAAGTTTCTTAGGCATTTGCTCTATGATATCGGCTGCAAATCCTAAGCGCTTAGTAATACCTCTAACAGCACTTTTTGGTAATGCACGACCAACCGTCTTTAATCCAGCCTGCACAGCTTTTCCAGCAAGTACCAACGGGAATGCTACAGAACTAGCTACAGCTCCTCCTAAATCAGATTCTGCAAAGTCTTTGGCGAAGTTCTTAGTAGCCATCAATACTTTTCCGGCAGTAGGATGCTCGTGCATAAAGTTGTACATTCTCTTAAACCTAGAGGCCTTTGCTCCAGGAGTAATCATACTAGCTTTAGCCAATTTAGTGACAGGACCTAAGAAGTTCAATCCTGCTTCGAATATCTCACTGCCTATTACAGCAGTCATATCATTCTTATACAGGTTGTTCAAACCATATGTAGCTACTTCTGCAATGTCTTTGATCTTTTCTTTTGGTTCATAAATACCTGCTGCCATAGCATACATAAGTTCGTCGTCGGTAGCGTCCTTCTTACCAAGAGCTTTTCTACCCTCCTTCTGCCAGCGCTCGTATTCTCCGGCTTTGTTTAGCCTATCTATGAATAACTGCTGATAATTATCTCCAACTTCAGTGTCATTCTCATAATGACCTCCTATAACACCAAGACCTGTAGAAGCTAAGCCAGCTGCAGCTAAACCAGCAGCACCGCCTGTGCCCGCAGTAGCAGCCGCCATCGCAGCAAGACTAACAGCAGTAGAAGCAAGTTGATATCCTCCAAAAGACATAGAGGATCCTATAAGACCAGGCATCCCGTATATATACGTATCAGGATCAGTAAAGTTAAATTCCGTTACAGCATCCGCCTTCTTTTTAAATTCTTCTGAAGGGTTATATCCACTAGACTTCCAACTCTTTAGCTCCCTTATGTTGTCTGCCATCCTATTTAATAGTTCCGGACGTTTTTTATCGAATTCCTCGCGTATTTGTCCAACAGCTCCGTCTATATTCTGCGAATATTGTTTAATCTAAGACTTTATTTCTAAAGGGAGATTATTATATCCGTGTTTCGCTATAATTGCATCCAATGCTTCTAGGTTATACTTAGCATCTTTTTTACCTTGAGGAGCCCATCCGGTACCAGAATACATGGCCGCTTCATCAGTATTGCCAAAATAACTAGAAGCGTCACTAACTATCTTCTGTGTATTTTGGTTTTCAACCTACAATTTTTTTATCTCTTGAGATGTTTGATTAATTAAATCTTGCACATCTTTTGTTTTCTAGAGTTTATTAAGTTGTACAAGCTTATCAGATAAATCTATAATACGATTTATATTGCTTGTGTATCGTTGTAGGTCTGCACCTCTGCGCATTAACTCTTTGTATCTATTTATCTCACCAACATCAGATTTAATCTCCGATTCGTTTTTAAGAATAGCTCCTTGACCTAATGCATCTTTAGACCAGTTTGATTTTTGCTAAACTTGGGATTTAGCAATAAATGGGTCGTATGTAATGGCAGGTCTATTTCCAGCTATTGAAATGTTTTCAAATAGTTTACCGGCCTCTGTAAGCATTCGCCCCCAAAAGTTAGCATGTTCTGGGTCTCCTTTTTCAAGCATTGCGTCTTTTACGTTATTTTGAGCAGACTCCAATTCGTCGTACTTTGCTATACTTAACGCAGACTCAATACCGTCTATCATTGTCCCAGTAGAGGATAGATCTAACTCGGTTTTCTCTATACCGTTTGGATTAAATATAGTAAATTTAGTAGAGTCGTCTATTTTTCCAGTATCTGCCACAGACGTTTTCCCAGTAGGAGTAAACGATGGCTGTCTCTTCAACATGTTGGTAAGATACGACGGTTTTGCCTATTCGTAATCATCCTATCGTTTTAAGAACTATGGAGGTTCTGGCCCATCTAATTTTACTACAGGTTTATTATTAGTAGCCTTAACACTCTACTCAGTTTTATACTAATCATATCCTTCTCCACCAAACGGCTTAGGCCGGTACTCTTCTTTTTTTAGAGTATCGGCCAAGCGTTTATCGAGTTCTGCTTCCTCGTCGCGTCTCTTCTCGTCGGCTAGATCTCTTTCTCGACGCTGTCTAGCTGACTCTTCTTCATCGCGCTAAATCTGGTTTTGTATTAATCTATTATATAACTGGGTAGATTCGTACACTCTTTGATTATTGCGCTGTATTAGTTTTTTTATATCCATATTACCAGTCGTTTAAACTGTCTAATAAAATTCCTTGTCCGGATCTAGTTTGTTCTGAAGCAAGTCCGGCTGCTTTATTTAAATATGAATCCATAATTGTCCACTGATTCATTGTTTCTGCACTAGGAATAGTACTATATCCATCAGGAGCAATTATAATATTTTGCTTATCTTTCTACTAAGATTTCATTTTTTCCGTTTCGGTAACCTTATACCAGTATGTATTATGGTTGGCACCTTCTCCGACTTCTACTTCTACAAATTGTTGATATTGTCCACTACTCATAGGAGCTGTATAAACTCTTCCTGTAGGAACCATACTTATTATAGCACCTTCGCCGGATGGTTTTATCGTCTTTGGTTTATGTAAAGTCTTACTATTGCTATACAAAGTATTTGACGTCATTTCATCCTAGGTGTACAATTTATATTTATCGTGTAACGGAACATATTGAACTCCTCCAGTAGCTGCGTTCTTAGCTCTAGAATGATCTCCGCCAAATCTAGATATCCAAGCGGACGTGGTTTCAGCATTATTCATACTGTAGAAATCGACAAATGCGTTAGAACGACTCTTTCTATCTAAGTCTTTATTTTTTGAAGCAAACCTTTTAGCAATTGTTAATCCCTCTCTTCCTGGGTCAGGAGATCCAGCCCATGATTGTATACCTCTACCGAGCAAAGTCAATCCGTAACTAGTAGCTTCTTTAGGACTACTTCCAGATCCACCTTTTCCGGCATTCTTCAAGCTCTGTAAAGCCATATCGTTCTTATGTCTGAGATTCTCTAATGCTACAGCATTTCTATGTTGCTGGTCAAGCTTAGCAAAATCATCAGCATCTCTCTTAATAGATTTATATTCTCTATTTGCAGTAGCTATATCCTATTGCAACTGACGTTCAACATCATCTTTTGTATAAGGTAATCCTTTAGCAGCTACTTTTTGTTCTGCAAGATCTCTGTAATAATCTGCATATAAAGAACCTCTCCATCCAGGAGTTTCTCCAGCAGCTATATCAAGCAAATGTCTATCTGCGAATCCTGTGTAATTATATCTTGGATCGTATTTCATATTAAAAGATTCGACATCAGCCTAATTAAGTATTTCTGGAGTTCTGTTATTATACCAAGACTCTGTAGCTTCTTTAAGCGTTTTAGCTTCTGTAGGAGAAACTCTGTCCCAGATTTTACCTCCTCCTAACGTGTCCCAGTTAGCTAGGTTATAACCAAGATATCTCTCTTCTAAGTCAGGATTATATAAACCTGCAGCTTCAAGCTTACCTCTATTCTTTAAATACTCTTCAGCATTCTTAGCACTACTCCTAAGTTTAGCTACTTGTCCAACAGGTATGTTATTAACCAACTATGCAACAATAGCTCTACCTTCAGCACTACGTAAAGGATCAATACCTCTAGCATATAGATTATTTATAGTATCTCTTACTTTACCTGTAACATTCTAGTTATACCAATCTTGATCAGCTTGTATAGGTGTTACAAAATCTCCATATGCTGTATTGAAATCCTTTATACGCTACTCTCCTTTCTCGTACATATCTTTCGCAGCATTTATAGCCATCGCCATAATCTGCGTATCATATAGATCCCTAGTAGGAAGCTATATCCAATTATCGTATGCGTATGTTGTCATAAGGCTTTATATATTTATACGCTGTATAAGATGTGGGAAATACAGGGGCTGTCAACGAATAATTATTGCCCCAAAACAATTCTGGGTTTTTTAGTCTAGAATTGGCTTTGATTCCCCAATCTTTTTTCAGATTATAATTTCCAGAATACGTTGGACTTATAGAACTTGTAGTAGACTTCTTCTTAGTTTTATTAGTATCTGTAGTTTTTACCATAGACTAAATTTCATCTTTTTTTAAGTCCATATCCTACTGATACAAATTCATCATTCTATCAAATTGATTCTACTTAAACGCATTCTGCCAATAACTACCAACAGAGTCGATCATATTACGCATACCCATTTGCATACCTTGCTGTCTGGCAGCATGTGCTTTAGCATACATATCCTCATCCCATTGGTAAGCTGCCATCTAAGCTTGTCTATCAGCCTAACCTGCATTTAGTGCAGCTGTTGCATACGCAGATTTATATTGATTTCTTTGATTCTACAAACTCGCTAACATGTTTGCAATATTCTATTGTGTATTGTGCAAAGCCGCAAGTCTGGATAATGTTCTCTGACCAGTACTAAGACCTCCAGACATATCAATAGCTTTATTACTTCTAGCCTCTGCGTTTCTGAGTTGTGTTGTTATAGGATATGGATTTATATCCAGCGAAGCTAATGTAGTAAGAGCCTCTTGCTCATACGGGTTAGCTCTATATGAATTTGTCTTTTTTGGAGTACTATTCTTAGCTTCTAGCCACTAAGACAGTCCTCCAAGAGCACCAATTCCGGACGTTATTGCATTTCCTAACCATCCGTTATCAAATTTTGGCAATCTTCCATTTTTTGCCGTTTCAAGTCTATTCTTTAACATTTCTCTAGTTCCTTCATAGTCTCCTGTCATAGCATAATAATCAGAAAGACCGTCTTTATTTGTTACTACCATATCTCCAGGATTCAGATATGCGTATTCTGTATCCTTATTATTCTTTTTACCAGGAATTCTGTATGCAGATCCTGTGTTGACGTTTACTATTTCCTCACCACTTGATACTTTTGCGTTTGGTTTAATATTTATAGGTCCAAATGCACTGAATGTGGGTTTGCCTGTCTGTGAATATACAGGTAATTTTATAAACGGTGTATCAACTCCATTGTTATAGCGAGGTAATTTACCTTCTTTAGCGCCATATAAATACTAAGATTCAGAATCACCATACTCTTTTGCGTTCTGAATTTGTATAGCTTTAGTTTGGGCGCTAAATCTAGAAGAATCCTGCAACGCATTGATTTTAGCATTTTGTTTAGCAAGCATTTCCCTGTACCTACGTTTTCTAGATGCACCACCAAATAATCCAACTCCAAGTCCAACAATAGCTCCAATTGCAGTTCCCCATCCTGGCAATATAGCTGTACCAAGAGCAGCACCGCTACCTACGGCCTTAAGGGTATTTCCTGTATTCTCCTTCTTAACTTTGTCCAACTCGTCGCCTACATTAATCGTATTGGGAGACTCATAACCAACCCCTCCAATAGACATGTTAGACGTACCTTGTCTATTTGCAATTTCATCCCCAGTTTCATTTACAGAGAATGAGTTGATGGCATCTCCTGCGAACTAAACGCCACTTGTTACAACACTTCCAATGCCAGACCAATTAAATCCTTTTCCACCAGCAGCCCCAGACCCGAGTCTTTTTGCACCTCCTGAAGTAGACCCTATAGAATTCTACAATATCTAATTACTTTTATTCAAATCCATAGGTTTGCCACTGCCGATTGAATTTGCAAGAGCTCCTATCTGACCAATAGCTGCGGCTCGCTATGAACCACTGCTCCAATCTATTGTTGGAGTAAACGTTGGTTGTTTGTAATTACTTCCTCCAAATCCATTCTGATCAAGTAACTACGACCCGTTAGGAGAAGTAAGAGAGCTTTTTATTGTACTAAGTGATGTATTAAAAGACGGACTAGATGAAGATTGTATAAAGCTCGGCGCTGTAGTAAGACTGGGGCCAGAAGAAATATTAGTTACAGATGGCATGGATGTACTACCTATACTAGTTGTTTCCGGCGTTGTTACTGAGTTATTAAACTACTAATTGCCCCATCCTCCGTAGCTATCTGCTAAAGATGTATTACTAGTACTGGACGACGTTGATGACTGCTACTATCCAGGTATACCGTTCTCAAATTTTGGCAGATTGTTTATCTATTTATATCCTACAGTTTTGCTACTATCAGAAGATCCTATAGAAGAATATACACTTCCTCCAGCATTTTTAAAACTTTTTAATCCAGTTAACTCCATGACATTCTATATTTAGTTACTACATATTGCAATGAGAAGTCAGTAGAGTTACTGTTAGAAGATATTTCACATTGCATTGTTTTACCTCGCATTCTATCACCATAAGAACTATCTGCGTTCCTTGGGATATCTAAGCGGAAATCGTATTCTCTATTTGTTATTTGATTACCGTGAGCAGTACTATGTTGCTTAAGGGGGGTATAGAAATCAAATGTTATGTTATTAAGATTATCTCCTCCGTAGAACCTACCACCAAACGTAGATATGTCAAACACCTTTGGATATTGTACATTATTGTTCACAACATATCGTATAGAAGGAGTGGCATTTGAATCAAACAACTTAGCATTACCTGGTTGAACAACTGACATTCTGTATATATAATCCCCACTATTGTAGTATAATCTATCATCTACTACAGCTCTGTATGTAGGATTGAACGTATATATCGATGTAAAACACTATGTTTGCTCATTATATACTATAGAACCATTGTTGACAACACTGGCTATCATCTCGTTGAATTTATTATCGTAACTTAAGCTTGGGTGAGATACTGATGAATTGTCGTTTATATACTTTCTTACATTCTTTATCTTTGTAAGAGGCCCTAACTCCATTCCTCCAGTATATGATAATATCTCTCTATTATGGCCATCCCAGAAATATTGAGTGCTGTTGGACTATGTCTCTGCTTCATATTGGTTCGGCAGCATTCCATATAACGTAGATATATAATCATAGCGCTGTAATACATCTCCGGTACCAAGTATAATTTGGTTGTCTGACGCATCATTTAATACAGTACGCTCATTAATACTAAGTATACCGGTGGCATTATTCTACCAGAATAACATAGTATCTTTAAACAACCTCATATTAGTAATACACCCAAATCTACTATCTACATCGAGGAAATCCATGGCCTTAAAATTCAGCCAATTATCTATATGTTCGCCGTTTGTTTTAGGTTGAGAATAGTGTACTCTAGTATCACAGTTTGCAGTGTCTATACTGGTATATTTTATAGCGCTGTACATCATTGCGTTTGTTGGAGCACTGTAAGCAGTATTATATAAATATGAGTCAAGATTTTGTGTAAAGCCGTTTGTTATAGCAGCCGCTTTATCTTGTATATAATATCTATACTAACTGTCTATTTTATTGTATGTGTCACCCCAAGTAGCAGAAAGATCTATATCAGATTCAACAGGTATCATATATACACCAGCCTGTCTTACTCCAGCTGGCATGTTTGGTTCATACCAAGCATGAGATGCATTGTATACAAAAAGGCCTGGATAGCAGTCTCCGTCGAATACTTGTATAACATCACCCTCTTTAGCAATGTTACCAGCAGACATATAAGAACTGGTTTTTATACTACCTTCTCCACCATACGGAACCATTCCCTTCTTTCTAAGTCTCAACAAAGGATACGTCATAGTAGGCATTGTGGCATCAGAATTTGCTGTAAAACCTACACCACTACTAGATGTATTATAAGCCCACGATGATATAACCATTGACTTATCGAGATGCATGATCATACACTTTCCTGTACTGCCAGTAGGATAAAACACAGGATATCTTTTTCTAATACCTCTACTCTCTCCGCCTGTTCTAGGTGGAATAGAATCTTCGTTCTTCATATGTCCTACAGGATCTGCTACTCCTAATAATAACGGAGAACTCCAGCATGAATATGTTGTACCAGATCCAACAGGAACCACATCGTTTGCCCAGTTTGTTTTATTTTCGTCAGATCCAACAAAATTGTCAAACGCGGGTACATTAGAATATCCTACATCTTTTATAGAAAACTTTCGATCGTCTACACTTTCTTGATTAATAAATGCAGCCAACCCTACATAAGCGGATATTGTATCTCTAGTTGCGTTTAATGATTCTTCTCCTATTAAACCAAACTGATCATTTATCAAAGGAGAATCATGTAAACTTAAATTTATCCACGCACTAGCTAATGTAAAGCACCATACATCCTAAACGTTCTATAATGAATCTTGGTCTAGTTTATCGCTTATAAACGGAGGCATGAATTTTAAATCAATAAAAAATCCTCCATTTGTTAAGTCAGCTCCTTGTGTACCTATACTCAATGCAGCATACGGTGGTTCAACTGTAGATCCTGTAAGAGCTACCGGTTTATTATTATCTACCCAGCTTCTTACCCCGTAACGATCACCGTTTATTACATACTTCATAGCAATGTGACTATGCATGTTGTATTTTACGTCTAAGAATAGGTTGTTTTTATCGGACTTTATTATATTCTTAATATCGTCAGATTGATATACGTACTCCGGAGTAGAGAACATTAAGTAATCATTGTCACTTATTGCCCTATTGGACATAATCCATTCATCGTCTTCTTCAGCCTCACTACTATCCGCATATAGCAATGTAGTAGTCATATATCCAGTTGGGCATATATATTGTGTCTTCTCGTATTCCTAATCACTAGATTGCTTCTTATGATATATACGATATGGGAACCCTCCGATACCTTCCGTGATAGTTATTCTATCAGATTGTGTTCTTGGTACACGAACTATTTCAACAGCCACAACACCTTCTGGTAACGACTTTATTTTAAAGTCTATACCTATTTGGTGTGTCATATAGAAGAATGGAGACTGTACTCCAGTATAGTTTCTTTCTACTGTTGAGAATGTTGGATATAACACACGTCCTCTAGCAAATTGATATCTGTATAAAAGACTGCTGTTTGTAGTATGTAGGACAGGACTCATAATATCGGCTATCCATTTTACAGACGACTTATTTCCACGCTCATCATAAAATACAGCACCGTATCTATATACTTCTCCTTGTCTTAATGAACATAATTGCTCAGTAGTCTGTTGTAATTCTGTAGAAGAATTAAATATATACTTGCGATTTTCTCTATCTATTCCTACGGGGCGTACATTATATGTCCACTCTAGATATCTACCAGAACCTCCAAGCGTATTTGGATCTGTGGCTTGTCCAGTAGAATTACACATTAACCAATAGTCTTTATCAAAGGTTAGTATGTGTTCTGAATCTAATTGTTTATTATAGCTAAGCAACTAACCATTCTCGTAGTCTCCAGTAGATACGCATCGTACATCAGAATCTTTTATTAATTCATCTATTTCGCTTTGTAAGTATGTTATATTTCCTGCGAATAAATAGTTGTTTTTTGATTCTATTACTTTTGGCTTGAATGCAAATTTTACAGTAGACAAGAATTCAGCAGCGTCTAAAGATTCTATATTAACTCCGGTATCTATAAAATCACCTTCAGATATCAACGTATCGTCATATACTAAGTTTACTGCTGGCAATTGTCCAACCTGAACATAAGATATTCTGAATATCTACATCATATCTATAGAACCTTCAGGTGATTTAGGCAACACTACCCTTACTGCCTTAGAACTATGTTTGTCTGTTTCTGTATACCCTTCATTAGGAGATTTGTACAATGTAACTACATTGCTCATAGTAGATATCTGAGTGGCAGCACCACCAAGTTTATAATATCTATACGCATATTGTACTTTTACTCCTGGTATTTGACCTGCAGTTTCTGTAAGTTGAGCTTTTGCAGGCGCCATAAATTCTTCGACAGTTATAATAATACTATCAATACCTAAAAGTGGTTCTGGAGCAGATCCTGTGAAATTGATATATGGAGAAAGATTTATGTACATAAGTTGGTTTACTCCGTCTGCTATATACAGTTTTATGAGTTTCTCGTTCTCATATCTCGTAACCAAGCTTAAATATTCTCCAAAAATCTCATCTTTCTTTGATTCGTATGCACAAATCCAACCAGTATTACCAGTTGTTGTGTGCACATATATGTAATTTCTATTATTTTTATAGCTAACGACGATTATATTATCTCTTATAGACGTCATAGCTTTGATAGTACCTCCAGTAAACTGGTCCCAGTTTAACTATTCTGTACCATCTGTGACTCTTAATTCGCCACTATTTTCATCTGTATTAGTAACAAGCCTTACGTTTTTAGCACTCCTATACTGACTATTATCCATCAACATGTCAGACACATCAGTATTCATGCCTTTGGTAAAAGTATTTATCTGTTGGTTATTATTAACATCCATGATAATAGTCGTTATAGGTTATTTCTTCTTTATTCAGATCTTTAAAGAACATATCATCGGCTTCATAATCTGGTATCAATCTATGCCAGTCTCTCTTTATATTCTTCATATCATCTGCAGTAGGCATCATAGCTTCTGCATACGCCTGACTTCTATAGAAGTTCCATTGTTGTTGAATATAAAAATATGTATCTCTAGAGAACTTTGCAGCATACTTAGAACTAGCTCCACTTAGCGTGCCAGACATAAACTTAGGGAATGCGAGTTTCATTACAACATACCAATAGATTGCCTCCTAGTATGAAGTAAGGTCTGGAATTAGTGGATAGCCACGTTCGTCTGTAGCTATTGCCTTATACACAATCTTTATAAATCCTTTATTTTTGTTTGTTACAATCCATCCAGGTTTAATGAAGTATTCAGGAGTATCATTCAATATTCCTTTTGAGACCATTCTATCTACATACTTCATTGTATTCATTGTGTACATTTGTGATTGTGACGTAATTCCTCTTTTTGGAATAGGATTTTCTAACACCACGTTTTGTTCGACCGCTTTATTCTCAAAGTCGTGTTCTGGAACAAAGTGCTATGCAAACTATGGTCTTTGTGGCTTTTTATAAGATTTTATTAAAGATGTACTCTTCATCATTGGTATCCACGGACCATCTTGTTTAGTAGAATATGCTAGCCCATCCAATACGACAAGGTCTGCTGGAATAGGTATTTGATTATCCTAAATTGAAAATATAGGGGTGCCATCTACCCCAGATTCTTTACTGATATACTACATCGGCGCACCAATCTTGTCTACGGCTTCAAATATCCATTCTCTGATGTCTGAGGTCCTATGCCTTACTTCAGTAGAATCTAAATCAGCCATAATTTTAGCAATGACTGATTCACACTTTATATAATTGTATATCATTTATATCCAAATAGTCTTGTTTGTTAAATATAAGTTGCGCTAGTCTACGCTTGTTCTATCTTACGAAACATAGTTGGTATTTATATCTGTCTGGGAATGTGCGAGGTATTTTAGACCAGTATAATCTATACTTATACCCATTCGAATGTTCATTCAAATGATATATTCGTTTGTCATATTCTCGACTAGCTTTATAATCTATAGATAAGGACTTGTCATTAAGCGCTTTAGGTAAGTATTTACCTACTTGTATAAAACCTAGCCCAAATGGCATTTTAAAGCCATCTGAGCTGTTTAATATAGCGTCTAGTATAATTCTGCACATTTCTTCTAATATGCGCTTATATAGCCCGTAATCTATCTTTATCGGCATTGTATTATACAGGTCCCTAAATGTTATAGATTTTTTATTCTTCATCGTCTTGTGGACCGTGTGGCTTTACACTAGCAAGCGTAGCATTATTACTATCGTCGCTAGGTCTGTTAAGCATAAATGCCAATTCGTTCTTCATTATCAATTCTTTGATTGGTGGTACCATCCACCCAGGGATCATAACATCATCTTCGTCAGGTGCATCTGGATCATCTCCATCCTCTATTTCGAATGGGATCTCTTTCAAATATAACACATATACGTATTCCAACTGCCCTTGATCTACTAATCCCTGTACATAAATATGACCGTCATTCTTATAATGAGCAGTCATCTCTCCGAACGTATACTTTCTCCAGTAAGCATAATGTCTACGTACATGATTCATATACTGTATATTCTCACCTAACATGTCGTGTACAGCGAGAATACTACCTTCGTTGTTGTCAAGTACGTTCTCAAGCGGTTCTTCAGTACGCTTTGTATACGTAGGAACCCCATCGTCTTGAGGTTCTACTTCCACAAGCTTCAGGGGTCCTACTTCTACACGAGAGATAAACTCATTATCTTCTGCAGTCTCATCATCCAATGCACCTTGTTTTCTAGCAAGTTTGCGCTTATCTAATTCGTCTTTCCAGATCTTTGCGCCATACTAGTTAATCCAAGCGTGAATATGAGCCCTTGAGAAGTCTTCACTCTCGCTAATATTATTATTTCTTACCATGAGAAGAATATCATCTGTAATCGTCTTTAGTGAAATCTTCGCCATGTTATTTCGTTGTTACTTCAATTACTTTAACGTCATCGGTTTGTATGATGTCGTTAGTATTCTTTATTTCGTACCTAGTAGTTTTAACTTTCTTAAAATCTAAGGTAAATAGTCTCTTAAAGAAGCTTTTCTTATTCTTGTAGTGCTTTTCAGTATACACATACAAGTACTAAGTATTCTTAATATTTAATTTTATACTAACAGTATCTTTGCTTATAGCATAATATACTGAAGTAAGATCATTGAACTGTATACTATCTTTGTATACACTATCTTTTATTGCAGTAGTTATATCCTACTTTGTTGCTTTACTACCAATAACGTTTATACTCTAGGTTTGCGTTGCAGCTGTTTTTACATGTTTTGCCTTTATCTTCAACTTATCCCTAACGCTATCTAACTGGTGTACGAGCTTATCATTATATTGTTGTAACTCATTTATGTCAAGCTATAGAACATTATTGGCCTACTAGGATCCCTCTAAGGAACCCTAATAGGCCTCAATGTTGTTCTAAGCCCTTTCTAGGCTTTCTGACAGCTTTTTATTCTCACAGCTAAGAGTTATACCCCAAGCCATTAAAAGTGCCACAGAGAGGCCTAAAATGGCCCGTATAAGCTTATTCTTTTGAGTCACTAGGTAACCTAGTATTCCCATTTTTCACAATCTATTTTAATTCGCTATATTTTCCGTTCCAATACATAGTAACTCCGAAGATGCTGGCCGCATAGATCAGCGTCTGAGCTACATAACCAAGCACTCCATGTGAAATATCCCCTGAATCAAAATACTGGATGAATGTAAGAACCATGCCGCTAGTAAGCGAAGCTACGGCGGTGGTGTATTGTACAATGTCTTTCCAGTTTTTCATAATTAATCTCCTTCATACCATCCGGCAATGCTGTCCATGTCGATTGATACAGGAACATCATCGGTTCTGTTAAGAATCATGTTGTTTCCAACAAGAAGACCTCCGTTAACATAAACGTCATCAAATATGATATCTTGAAGATCTTCCGCGTTAGCGGTTCCTTCTGCCGGTGATTCTACATTTGTAAACATTGTTACTCCAGTATCAATACCTTCTTCAGTAGTAGATACTAACTGAAACACGTCCGGCATGTCTACTTGTAACGTTTTCATGTTTTCCACATTGTAACCAGGAGCATATACATTGGCCACTACAACCAATTTATATACGCCGGTTGCAAGTTGATGTTTCGCAGGGAAATAAACACTAATTAAATTCTGAGCTCCAGTAGCCTAGCATGCTGCTTTATATTGAATACAGCTAGCTATACTAGCGAGTTCTTTATTTTGCTTGTCGAAAGGTGTTACACCAAAACCACTATAAACACCACATGCGTTTACTGGGTACGCATTATATGTTGGTGTGCCACATCCACTCAAACACCACGGAGTAGTATTGTAGTCGTGTGAGAATGGCTCCCTCGGGAATCTACCTACAAATTTTGCACGCTCTTTGAGCTTTGCTTCGTACTCAGCAAGTTTAGTAGTATTTACAAGATATGCGGTGACTTGTCTTACGGCAAGTGTGTCATCTCCATTAAGAACTTGTTTACGAAGATCTACAGCAAGACGAATGTCGTTTCCTATTCTAATTTTCTTCATAATGCTGTATTTATGAAAAAAGCTAGAGACGGGCAGAAGCCCTACCCTAGCTAAATTCAATTAATATTAAGGATTAGATGGTGTGTTAGAGCCTGAGCTAGGAACAACACCATTTGCGAATGCGTCGAGAACAGCCTCGAGAGCAGCGGTCTTTACGGCATAAACCTCCAGAACCTGCTTGGTCTTACGCTGAATATCATCAGCAGCACGATACATGTTCTCGAACTCGAGAGTCAGAGCATTGTACTCCTTATCGAGCTGAGTCTCCATGTCAGGCTTAATGATAGGCCATGTGCCCTCGCCGCGATTCAGGATACCCAGGTAACCCATAGCCCATGCCTCACGGTCACGAACCAGCTTAGCAGAAGCAGCATAAGCTTTACCAGGAGTCTTAGTGATTACAACACCTGCAGGGAAGTTCTTGTTCTTAGAAGCCCAACCATCAGCGTGAGGATCAGTCCAGTAGATGTTAGCGTTGAAACGAACCTTGTTGGCTACATTCAGCGTATCTACTGCGTCGTCATCGTCATAAGGAAGTGCTACGAGAGTCAGTACACCGTTAGAAGCAGAAGCCTGTACGCGAGCGCGCTTCCACTCCTTGTTAATCATGTTAGCGAAACCAGCTGCCATTGTCTCAGCAGTCTCACCATCATGAGTTGTGTACTCATAGCTCTCAGTCCACTTACGATAGCGGTGAGGCATATCCTTGTAAGTAAGACGAACGATTACGCGCTTGTCAGGATCAGACAAGATACGACCAGAACCAATCTCCTCGCAATTAGAGAAGTCAATAACTACTGTATCTTCGGTATCATCGAAGTATGTCATAGCGTTGAAGCTCTTAACATCAGCAGCCTTGATCTCATTTGACCACTTAACGATCGGCTGATAAACAGTTGTGCCGTCTGGCATACGAAGAGCCAGATTCTTCTTAGTTACAATACCAATCTTAATGGTATTGATACTTGCAGCATTAGCAGCAGTAACTTCGTACAGCTTGTTAATAGCTACATCAGGATCACAGTTCATAATAATGAACTTACCGGCATCAGCCGATGGAGTGTTGAGCTTGCTAGCATTTGCAGGAGCTGCACTAAGCAGGTTGCTTGCGTTATCCAGGTTGCTAACGAGCACAGTTGTTACGTAATTTAACATAATTTAATTGTTTAATTTTTTTCTACTCCCCCTATATTTCAATGTCTAGACCTAACTAGCTGGGGTTTCCACGTTAAAAATTCTTATTCTTGAGTTAGAACTTCATTTGTAATAGTCTTGTATCTTGGATCTGATTGGTTCTCAATATACATCTAAGCGGCTATTTTAATGATTTCCAACCATATATGATCTGAAAAATCGTTGTATTCCTACATCGGATCTTCAGATGTAAGTTCAGTAGGCACCTTTAAGTAACCTATACTGTATGAGTCTATTTTATAGTTTTTGTCCGTCAGAAGTTTAAAACCATCTGCAGTACGTATTCTAAGCGGTCTTGCCCGATGAAACTTATAATGAAAGTCAGTGAGTTTGTTATTTATCCTGTACATAAAACTATCTGCAGTACATTCAAACACACACGTATCCATTTGATGCTCCCCATTCATATCTGATATAACAACGTCTTCATTAAGAACGAACATCATATCTGTTGGATAATCGTAGTCATACTCATCATAATCAACATGAGCTACTGGATCGTCATTAGGTTCTATCGTAGTATTTATAAGTAGTTTTACAAGATCTCTAGTTCTCTTTTCATTCTACTCATAAGACGTCCTCTTCGGAATATTCCCGTTAAATCGGTCTTTGACAAATTTAACAACTGCTTGATTTATCCAGTATAAAGAATCATCGGTAAGAGGCTTCTACATTATTGCATCTAACTTGTTTATCTCAAGTTCAAATGCTGCTAATATATCAACACATCTCATAATTATTCTTCATCTTCGTTATCACGCTTTCTCCTTCTATCTTGCTATTGCTGCGCTTGCCTTTGCATTTGCTTCTTTCTCGCTTCTGCGCCAGCAACATATTGTACATATAAATCCACAGCGCCTGTAACAAGATCGTCAAAGGCATCAATAGGAAGTTCGCATGGAGTAGACGTCATTAAATCAAAATGTTGAGGTTGCTTATAATACAATACCTTTATACCCTCTACAGTAGTATATCTATCATAGATAACGCTGAGCGTAGGATTACCACTTTTATAAGTGTTTAAAACTGCTGCAGGATATCTCAGTATACGCAAACTGTCGTGAGGGGTCTCTATAAGTTTCCATACATCGTTCTGTGATGAAAGCATATTTGGAATAACCCGTATTGCACTACTTGCTGCTGAAGATGTAGACTTAAAACTGTACGTAGATGAAACTTTTGATACACTCCTAAGATATAAATAGAAATCGCTAGGTAATGTGTATGTTATTGATCTAGCAGTATCAACGATAGAAATTCCATTAGGATCTGTAACGCCGGTAGTGTTATCTTGTGCTTCACTTACAGGTATCTCTTTAGACACAAGCATGCTTTGTAAAATACTTTCTACGTGAGCGGATGCTTTTGATCCTGCTGGTATATTATCCAAATTTCTATAAATATCGTGTATATACTTATCCTGATATTGATTTAAGAATGAATATATAGTATCGGTATCTAGTTTATCAATAAACTCTGTCTCTGGAATCATGGTCTGAACTCGTCTTTCGAATTCAATACCTAATTGTCGTGTTTCTGCTAATGTCATGCTTCAAGTCCTCTCATATTAAGTTTAGAATTAAGTCTCTGAGATTCCACATTCTCAAGAGCAAACGAAACGGCCAATGATATAAGTTCCTCTGCAACAGTATCATTACACTCAAACTGATATATATCTTTTATACTTTGTGCATTTTGACTAGGACAGTCAAAGAAACTTACATCTACAGGATTGTTTCCTACAAATGGGGCAGAGTTAAAGTCTTTAACAAACGTATTTGGCTTCTTAACAAATACCATGTGTGCAGCTGCACCTACTGATACGTAAGGCGGGTTTATTAAATCGTACACAACATTCACTTTGCCATTTTCAATATAACATACTGGAATTTTTATCCAGGGTACATTATAAGATGTAGCAAAAAACTTTTCAGCTGTCTAATGCGAAACAAGCCTTACAGGAATTCTCCTATACTTCTTAGAATCTATTGGAGTAAGTTCCGATTGTGCTGCAGGCGGTTCATAAGTATGTCCTGTAGTAACTTGAGCCTGAGGCATTTCGTAATCAGGATACCTGTGTTCAAAGTCTGTATTAGGACCTTCATAAACAGCATCTTCGTTTACATTCAGTCCAGTAGAATCTGAGCTCTTGGTCTTCTGTATAAGGTACATCTGTACAAAATACAAAAAGTTTTGTGGCAAATTCAATGTTGCGATGTTTATAGCAACCTCATCTCCACTAGCATCAAAGTCTTGGAATACTGGATGAGCGTGTGCGATAAGTGGCTGTAAATCTGAAATAGACTTAATGTCTGTTTCTAATGCAGAACGCCTAACGTTATTACCAGTAATTTTCTGAGCAATTAGAGCATTATATGCTTTATCTAAGACGGTAGCAACTTCATATTCGGTCAACGATGGATATGACGAAGTAACATTAGCCTTGTCATATTCTATCATGAATTTAGTATATATGTCTTTATGCGTCATATCTCATGTTTTGATCGTTAGATCACTTATTTTTTGTCTCGTTTATGATTGTAAGCTTCAAGTCTTGATTCTTCTTACTATCCAAATATGCGATTGCATCAGCAAGGCTGTCAGCAAACATATCAGTACCGTAGAAGTAATGTGTCTTATCTTTCCTAATTACACCCTTAGCAATAGCCTGCTCAAGCAAGAATTCCGTATCCTTAGCTTTATTATTTACCCACTTATCAAAGAACTTCTTTGGGTTCTTATCTACCATATTAAACAAAGTGGATTCAACAAGCTCATTGGACATACGATCAGCAGACATGCCAAACAAACGCAGACACTGACGCATTTGGTCAAGTGAAAGATTATCAAACTCCTTAATAGCGTCTCTACGAAGTTTGTTCTGCTTATTCTGCTCAATAGCTTCTGCCTCACGGTTAATCAGTAAGTAATCTTTGCCTGCATCAAGTTTATCAAGTGAAGTAGCCACTCTTTTATGACCACTAAGGAACTTAATCATCATAGCTTGACGAGGGATAGAATCATCGAGGAGCATTGTGCGGGCACCTACTTTTATACAAAACGTTGTCCAAAAGTCAGATGACTTTGCAAGATGACCCTCTTCATAACCTAAAGCTTTCTCAAAATATTTCTCATCTTCTGGGGTGAGACCCGTATAAATCGACCCGGAGCGTGTGAAGTAAGGAGCAATATAATCAAAACAGTTTCTGTACTTTATAAAATTACCCCAGGGATTCTTCTTCTTAATTTTTAATTCAACTACCATAATTTACATTAGTTGTTGAGTATCGAACAGGGGGTCTTTCGACCCCCGTCGAATACTTATAGTTTATTAATATCACGCACCGATGGCGAATGCACCCTCATTAGAGATTTCTGTATCCTCTGCATCGCAGTACAGAATACCACAAGACAGCGGGTTACGAACCATAATACCAACCTCACCGAGGAAGTGTACCTGGTAACCATCACGGCTGTTAGAACGCAGCGTATTGATGCTGTTAGCGTAACCGTTAGGAGCTACAGAACCACCAGTATACCACTGAACGAACTCACGACCCTTACGACATACCTTAACGATATTAGCCTGACCGTCGAAGTTGCTGATGTTTACGAACAGGAATGTGTAAGACATCAGTGGTTTACCAGTCAGCGGATGCAGCTGACGGAAGAGCTCCATGTTATCAAACATAGGACAGCGCTTCATTGACAGCGTAATACCGTTGGTCATGTTATAAGTAGTGAACTGACCACCCAGAGTCAGGTTCTGACCAGAACCGCTAACAAAGATGTTGTCAGTCAGGTTGAAGCTAGCTACCTTCTCCTTCAGGATACGGTCGAACTCGCGAATACCCATCTCACCAGTCAGAGCAACGAAACGACGCTCGTTAGTACCCAGAACATTGTAGCAGAGGTCAAACAGATAATCCTCGAACAACTCAGCTGTAAGAGTTGTGTAGTAACGGATGTTAGCCGGAGAAATCTGCTCGAACAGACCACTCATCGTGGGAACAGGACGACCATTCGTACCCTTGTTGATGTATGTACCATCAGCCAGACGGTTGCTCTTAGCGAACAGGAGAGCAGTCTCCTCACGCTTCTTCCACTCACGGAGAGCCTTCCAGTACTGATAATCAGACCACAGATAAGACTTCTTACCGGTCTCGGGATCGGTCAAAGCGATCGTCAGAACGGTGCTGTAAGCATCACCAGTAATATCGTAAGTCAAACGAAGATTCTGGAGGTGGTTACGCATCTTAAACGGAGTCTGATAGTTGATGATATCAGCCTCATCGCTGTACTCCTCGTAAGCAGAACCGATACGGCTTACCTGACGACCAGGAAGCAGGAACTCACCAGGAATGTATGAAGCCTGTGAACCATCTACTACATAGCACTCGTATACCCACTCGTTACCATCCTGATAAGGAAGACCGGTTGTACGAACCTGGAAGTGGAAATCGTCGAAGCTAAGAATAGCACCAGGACCAAACCAACGCTCCTCAAGAGCAAGGTAAATAGTGCTGTTGTTCAGACCAGGAGTGATTGTGTTATAGTTGCTAGTGGTGATCTCCTGACCATTCCACTTAGCCCAGCGAATGTTAACAGCGTGATCGCCATCAACTTGTACTGCCCACTCGAACTCGCGGTTCTCGATGATCATAGTCTTACCCAGACCGCCAGTGATCAGGTCGATAGTAGTTGAAATACCATCATCCTTTGTACCGAAAATCAGTGAAAGCAAACCTGATACCTTGTGAGGCTCGGTCAGCAGTGCATTAGAAATCATGTTCTCATCTACCAAGTCGCTAAAACGCTTACCGCGATACAACTGGAGATTATTAAGTAAAGTATTATTCATATATGTTTAAATCTTTATTAAACGTCAGAACAACCCATTGAGCAGGTCTGTTGCTGACTTTTGTTTTTCGTCGGCATTAAACGTGCTATGATTCTTAGCACTGTGCCTCAGCATATTCCTAAGTTTATCAGCAGCGGATGACTCTCCAGTCTTCTTGGCAGTTGAAATAAGACTATCAGCCTTCATTGTAAAGTATGCCGATTCGATCAGGTTCTTTGACAGATTTTTGTTAAAGTCTTTTGTATATTGAGACTGTCCGTTCTGATCTACCTTGAAGATATAATCAAACAAAGCTCTACGATCTTCTTTAGGTACTGCAATACCGCGTATGTTAGTAAGACTATTGATGTCTTTAGTTACGGTATCAAAGAAGGCTTTTGATTGCTCTTCTTGTTGTCTTGCAGCTTCCTCTTGCTGACGTGCAGCTTCTTCTACTTCTTGCTGTCTAATCTACTTCAATCTGTCAAGTGCATCCTCCGCTTCATCATACAGTACATCGCTATCCTCATATCTAGTTATCTTCTTATTTATTTGTTCGTCTGAATAGCCTGCACGCTGCATGAATTCACGTACTACTGCTTTTTGATTTGTCTCGTCTTCGAGATCAATGTTGTCTAAAGATAAAGCTTCTTGCTGTTTACGATAGTAATCTTCGAACTTGCCTCCGTTTCTTACATACTCGTCGAGCGCCTGTATACGATCGTCCGCGTACTCAGGCTTAGAGTTCTGTTCTACTACATCACTGAAATACTTAGTAAGCTCGTCTACAGTAACAGGCTTATCTTTATCATCAATCTCGTCCATGTTCCAACCAAGAGAATTACCAATAGCCTCAAACAAGAGATTTACTTGCTGGGCTTCGATAACATCAGCTTCTGTAGGATCCTCTGTAGTCTCTTCATGTTGTTCAGGATCCTCTACAGGAGGTACTTCTGTTGGTGGTACTTGGTTATCGATATGCTCAGGGATTTCTGTAGTATCCTCATGAGCGTTTGGATCATCTGATCCGCTGTTCTTGCCGTCCTCAGGATTATTCACTGGCGGCTCATTCTTAATAAGTTCTTCTACGTCTGGTTGATCTTCCTGTATCATATGGTCAATATCGGTAATACCGCCTCCTTCTTCTGGGTTATTATAACCAATATTACCAAGCAGGTCATCAAAGCCAGTCGGAATGTTATTCTTTTTCTTCATATAATATTATATGTTGTTAATTTGTTACAGTTTATTCTGTTATTTGTTTTGTATTAAGCAAAAGCAGTACCTTGCCTCGGCCTAATTTGTGTACTAGCTATATTTTTAAGAGCCCATCGAAAAGCATCTTCGATCTACGGATTCCATCCACTAGTGTTTGCTTCGCTACTATTCAATCTAGAATAGTGAAACTTTGCTTCTTTTGATGACATTTTATCAACAGCATCGTCAAGCTTCTTTCCAGTTGCTCCAGTCTATATATTTAGATTGCCTCGAGCTTCTCTAATTCTAGCAGCTCTCTCATTATCGTCGATTGCGTCAGGTATAGCAAGCCTCAAATACTTCGATTCTTCATCTGTATACTTACCTCCAAATAGCGTGTCTCTAAATAGATGATGAGATTCATGGAATATATTACTCTTTATCCTATCCTCAAGATTAAAATCTGGGCCATCTGGACGCATACGTCTAGGGTATATAGTAATCCCTCTGCCGTAGCCATCGTCTTCTCCATGTCTATACAATCCAAGGGTACTACCTCTACTAGAATCAGATGCTACATACGGAGTGTTGTTATATACGTTCATCACCTACTCTTTTGTTATTTCAGGATGAAGCTTTTTAGCTACATACACATAATCGTCAACATTAAAAGCAGCGGTTTGTTGCTTTAATTTATTTACTGTAGACTAATACGTGTCGCTTACTATAGGAGCATATTCTTCAGTAATATTATTTTCAACTCCACCTGTACCTTCTGCAAACTTTGGCAGTCCTGCGTCATAAGGCATCTTGCCGTTTTTATAGGCGTTAAACCTAGCTCTAAATTCAGTAGGGTCTCTTCTCATATCTCTTCCTCCTTATGTATTGGGTTACCGTTAGAGTCGTACTTCTAAGTAAACTGAGATAACGCTACTAAACCAGTAGAGAAACCAATTATATAAGGAGTAGTGGCATTCCACCAAGTAGGCATTATGAATCCATATTCAGCCTGCTCAGTATTTACAGCTATAGCAACTGCACTTATTGCGCCAGCTATGTACTGTACTTTACGAAAGACTGCTGGAGTCTTGGCCTTAAATCTAGCTATAGCTTGTTTAATCCATTTAAGCATTTTTATATCCGTCTATTCTATTACTAAGTAGATTAGCAACGACGTTGGTCATGAAATCATTTCCTTCGTCGTGCTAAACTAATCTTAGTATAAGTTTTAATAATTGATTGTTCTCTCTAGTAAGCTATAGAAGTTCTTGTTCTTCAGCGTACGTCATTTCTCACCAGATACTTTATTACGAATAGCTGCGCGAGCCTTTACACGTTCACGTTCGAGAGCCGCGTCATCTTTCTGCTTCTGCAACTCCATCTCATGCTTCATACGCTGTTTTTCGAGATCAATCTTCTTATCTTCAATCTCCTTCTTCTAGCGCGCTTCGTAACGTTTAGTATATTCATCTGATGCAATCTTACGCTGCTGTGTAGCATCCTTAGCAATCTCCATAGGATCAGGTATACCATTGTTATTAGCATCCTTCTCTTCTGTACCGCGATATGCACTAATCTCAGCTACTGCAATCTTAGTCTGGTTATCAGCATCAATCTTGTAACGCTCAAGCTCCATCTTAGCTTCCTCAAGCATAAGCTCTTGTTCACGTTGTTCGTTCTGCATTTGCTGCAGTTGCATAGCTTGTTGCTGTTCAGCTTCTTGAGCTTGTTGTTGCATCTGTTCCTGACGCTCTTGCATCTCCTTAAGCTTCTGTTTAATGATGTTGAAGTTATCGTTTGTAAGTACCTCAGCGGCCTCTAAGAGGCTGGCTCCATTCTGCATAGCCGGCTGAATAAGCTGCTGCAACTTCTAAATGTTCTCCATATCTTTAGAAGTGTCGCTTACAAACACATCCATATCTTCGTAGAAGAACTTATCTTGTATATCTATATAAGCTCTTTCTCCGTTGTCGAAGATATAGCTAAGCTTCTTCTTACCTGTCTATTGCCAAGCACCTTTAGCTGTGTCTAACAGCATATTTAATGCGTGACGTTTGCATTGATTGTGTACCCAGAATAAAGGCTCTGTAATATGTGATGATTGTACAACAGAACGTTCTACATTTCCTACAAGTTCATTAGTACTAATAGCGCCTTCACGTTGTTCTGTAATACCAGATATAGTACCAGCAAGTTGTTCAATCTTATCCATAAGCTGAATATACTCAGCTATTACGTTCGACATAGTAAGATCGAGAGCAGTGATTTGATTAAACGTAGCAGGCTTTCCGCCTTCTCTACCTGGTACATTCCAACCTTCTTCATACGGGTTAATAAAGTTTACACCTACAGAAGATAGATAATGCATCCATCTCTCAGGAGTAATATTCATAGACTTAGGTATCTGTGTGATATCCATATTCACAACCTTACCTTTATCTCTAGCAATAGCCATCTCAAGTCTATACCATAATACAATATACATATATTGTAGTGGTCTAAGTATACTTACCAGACTACGAGGTTTACTATTTCTATTACTGTATATAGCTCCTGTATATGGAAGTTTCTGACTATTAGGATTGTCTATACTTACGTGCTGATACTCTATTGGTTGTATACCAAAGTATAAATCTGTACCAGCTCTATAGCCTTCCCACACTTCCACTATCCAGTCTGGAGTAACATCAAGTTCCATGCCAGTCTTCTTATATGTTTCGTCAGCTATCTCAACTTGTGGAGTGCCTGTCTCATCCATATAAGTAACATAGTATATCTTCTTAAATGACTTCCAGCAACAGTGATATACATTAATAGAACTACGGGATTTCCAATCCATCATAGGATTGTCGTATATGTGCATCTGTATGCCACCACCGAAATCATCTACAGGTCCTCTATCTCCAAGATCATTAGAAGGACGACCTGTAAGCATTTCTGTAAGCTTATTTAAATCTTTCTCCTCAAGCTTATTATAATATCTATCATATAAAGTAGCGAGAGGAAGTTTCATTCGTCTGCAGCACCAACTAGCATCTTCTACGAACTCCAAGTCAGGTGCTTCTTCGAATGAGAACTCTACTGGGTTTACACACTCCATATAAGGCTCATCGTTAAGTACTCCTATATAGTAGTATTCTCTACCTGCAATAAGAGCATCTTTCCAGCCTTTGATAAATTCATTATCTAAACCAAGCTTCTCTCTTAGATATGTGAGTGTGTGATATGCGGTATTTTCTATAACGTCTTTATAATCCTTAGACATATATTTAGCAATAGCCTCTGGAGGCATTATCTCTCCGGACTACAACTATTGTTGGAACTGAGCAGCTTCTTCTTCGCTCATCTTAGATGTTATTGATGCCATTATATAGTTCATCAACATCTCTTTCTCAGTATCCATAAGTTCTGATGTGGCTTCTTGTGACGTTCTCACTACTCGGAAGTTCATCGGCCTCTTTGTCTCTTCACCTATAAGGAGGTCTACCTTAGGCCTAATTATATTGAAGTCTTGCGGAGTAGCTGGGAAACCGTCATCAACTTTAAATGGATTCGTAATCCTTTTGAAGTCTTTTTCATCAAATATTGAATTATAAAGGTTATAATAGCTCTATACTTCTCCAAATCTGGTATTTGCACCGCCAGAAGTAATGTTACCCTCTCCAATAATATAGTTAACACAATCGTGCTACCACTTCTCGTCCTTCTTTTTTAAAGGAAGTTTCTATTGAGGGAAACTTGAATTGTATAAATTATCTTCTATTCTAACCATTGTGTTAACTTATATTAAGATTCTACATAATCTACTACAGTCCAACCTGCTTGTATACCATTATTACCCTGAAGCCAATCATTTTTTAATGGGGACTTATAGAATGTACCTGTATCGGCACCAGCATTTTTTACCCAATCTGTTGTGCCGCCAGTACTTGATGTTAACAAACAAGTAATCTCATTAAGATTACCATTTCCTTTGAACATTTCTTTATAACAATCTGTTGCAGCTGTATTACATTTTAGTATTGGAGATTTTGTCATTTTAGGCGTTGTTATCCTAGAATTTCTATCCATAAGGAACATACGCATACAACAATGTTGAGATAATGTTGTGAAGTTGATTTCAATTGGTTCTTCAAGATTTATGCAGCCTTCAAACATAGAAGAGCAACATTCTGTGCCTGTAGGTGTTGTTGCTAACATCTGTGGGCCATGCTGTAAATCAGTAGCACCTCTGAACATGCCATTGTAAGAACTACTGTATAATGTTAAAGCAGGAAGAATCAAATTACTTGCATCAACAAGATATGTTGTTCTAAATAATCCAGCACAGTGATGAGTTGTACTACTATTGAATTCGTAATTTGTCTTGAAGTCATCTCCATTCAATAATGACATTATATTACCATAT